GTACAGTAACAATATTGTCAACCACGAGCAGGGGAACAATGACAACGAAACGGGGACCGAGCTTCCCATTTCAGCGTTTATCTCCTCTTCGGAATTCGACATCGATGACGGCCACAACTTCGGGTTTGTATGGCGCATACTGCCTGATTTGACGTTTGAGAACTCCACATCGGATGGGAATACGCCTGCACAGGTCACCATGACTTTGTACGGCCTGTATAACTCAGGCAGCGGTGTATATGATCAGGCGGGCCAGGCGGTTCTAAAGGGATCGAGCTACGTCATCACTGAAGAATTCACGGGACAAATTTACACGCGCATTCGTGCACGTCAGATGATTTTGAAGGTGGAGTCCGATCAGCTCAACACCGCGTGGCAGCTCGGAGCACCACGTATTGATATCCGACAGGATGGCCGCCGATGACTTTCCTGGTCACTACCGAGGTAGACCTCAAGCGGGTGCCCGCACCCAACTTGCCGCTTGCCACGGAGGACTACTCACGTCAGTATCAGGATCAGTTGAACAACGTCTTGCGCCTGTACTTCAACCGATTAGAAAGCGCACTGGCGCAGCTTGAGGCAAAAGCCACCACTGCCACGCTCCTCGTTCCATACGGGGCATTCCACCAGGATGGTGCCACGACGCTGACGGCCAACATGACCAACGTGTCCACTGCGGCCATCCAAGTCACATCCACTGATCAGTTCCTGGCTCCGGGATATGTGCTGATTGAAAGTGAGCTGATTGCCTACACCGGCAAGACCTCAACTTCTTTCACGGGCATTACTCGCGGCGTCTTTGGAACAACCAATGTGGCACACACTGCCGGAGTTCCTGTAACAGAGGCCATCGGAACGGCATCTTCGACCAGCGCGATTGCGCTGCCTTTCACGGCGACAGATGCCAGTTACGGGATGGAGCTGAGCACCACAAACCCTACCCGGGTGGTGTGCACAACGGCGGGCGTGTACAACTTCATGTTCAGCGCACAGATACTTAACTTCACTTCCGCTGAAGACAACGTGACGCTGTGGTGGAAGAAAAATGGCACGGATATCCCATACAGCGCGGGGGTGGGGCAAGTCAACGCCAAGCACGGGTCATCCCCGGGCGCGGTCATTGTGACCTGGAACATCATTATTGATGTGGACGTGGCGGATTATGTGGAACTGTACTTTGCTTCCAACACAGGCAACAGCGTCTGTGCCACATATCCGGCGGGAACGGCCCCAGTCCACCCAATTTCCCCGTCCGTCATCCTGACAGCGACATTTGTCTCGGCGCTCCCCGCATGATACGATTTCAACACTTTTACCTGCTGCGCACGGCATAAGGATTTCCTATGGCACCCCAATCTATGAACATGGCCCCTCGTCAAGACCTGATGCCCCCAGAAATGGCAGGTGCAGGCGGCATGCCCCCTGAGGCAGCGGCGGTTTATGAACAGATGCGCCAGACCATCTCCCCCAAGGAATTCAGCGATGAAATGCTGGCGGGAGCCGAGCAAATCGATCCCGAAGCCGTAGCCCAGTTCAAGCAGCAGCTCGAGGCCTTGAGCCTGCCGCCCGAGGTTCTCGATGCGCTGAACGACATGGTTGATGAGATTTTGGCCAATCCTGAGAATTACGAGGAAACACGCCAGGAGTTCATCAAGGCGGGTGTGCCAGAAGACGTGTTGCCGGAGCAGTTTGATCCTGAATTCTTTGCCGCATTTAACATGGCCATTGACCAGATGATCGCGGCCCCCGCAGGTCCCCAGGCGTTTGCCAAAGGCGGTATTGCGGAGCTCAAACCGATTGCCAAAGCAATTGCCAGCTATGGCCGAAACGGCGACACCATGCTAGCCCACATCACCCCTGCAGAGGCGCGGATGCTGCGCCGCCGGGGCGGCTCCGGCACCACCAACCCCCACACCGGCCTGCCTGAGTTCTTCTTGAAAAAAATCGTCAAGGCAGTGGGTAAGGTATTTAAAAGCGTAGGCAAAGCCATCTCTGGCGTGGTCAAAGGCGTGGTCAATACGGTCAAGAAATTTGCCAGCAGTACTATCGGCAAGATCATCACAACCGTGGCCCTGGGCTTCTTCTTGGGCCCAGCGGCTGCCAACTTCTTGGGCGTGAGTTCTGCAGCAGGCGTGGCCGCAGTCAGCGGTTTTGTAGGCTCTGCTGGCGCTACTTTGGCCGGGGGCGGAAGTCTGCGCGATGCCTTGAAGGCAGGCGCAGTGGGCGGTCTGACAGCGGGCGCAGGTTCGGTTGTGATGGGCGGTACCTCCGCCCTTGCTTCAGGCAGCTACACAGGTCCCACTACTATTGCTGGGCGATTTGATCAGCTCAAGGACATGGTCAGCCCATCTGCTGCACCAGGCATTGATGCCACTGCCGCCGAAGGCTCCTTGGCCAAGGTTGCTACTCCTGGCGAGGCCGTAGGCCAGGCCACAGGCGCTGCTGCTCCTCCACCAGTACTGACCCCGGAAACCGTCAGTGCTGCTCCGGGAGCCACGGCCCCTGTTTCGGGCCCACAGTTTGAAGGCTATCCTGCTACACAAGCCCCGAGCAATTACACCCAAGCACTGGCAGATACCGTGGCCCGCGAGCCTGGGGCCGTGGCTCCCGGAACAAGTGGCCCTTCCTATTTCGACCAGGCAAAGGATTTCTACACCAAGAACATCTCTCCTTCTGGCATTCAAGAAGCAGGCCAACAAGATGCCATGGCCAAAGTGCTAAAGCAGTTCCCGACAGCTACCGCAGAACAGGTCATGAATGCCCCTGCATCTTCGGTGTTGGGAAAAGCCTATCAAGCTGCAATGCCTGGAATGCTGTCTACCTACGGCCCTGCCGTCGGCCTGGGCATCGGCGCACTGGCCCTGAGCGGCGGGTTCACTCCAAAGCCTGTGGACAGAAGCGCAGTTCCGCTGATCGATGTCATGGAAGACCGTGTCGCAAAAGAGAACCAGATGATGCAGGAAAACCCCGGCATGTTCTCGCCTCAGGGCTTTGAGCGGTACGGTGCAACTTACAACGACAAGGGCCAGATCACATCGTGGGCTCCTTGGACACCAGAGTCTGCAGGTGCCTTCACCAAGCCCACAGTGGTCGAGCCCACCGGCCCTTCCTACACCGTTGGCGGCGGAAGCTACTTGCCTGCTCCAATGACAGGAACCCCTGGCATTCCAATCCCCCAGCCCTACAACACATATTCGATGTACGGCAACGTCCTGCCTCCTCCTCAATACGCTTCTGCTCGTCAACCCATGAGAAGAGCCGCGGGCGGGATTGCCAATTTGGCTGCAGGCGGGTATCCTCGACGCAATGGTCAAATTGAAGGCCCTGGGACCGAGACCTCTGACGATATCCCTGCCATGCTTTCCGACGGCGAATTTGTGATGACTGCCAAAGCGGTCCGCGGCGCAGGAAACGGTAGCCGCCGGGACGGCGCAAAGAAGATGTATGCACTGATGCACCGTCTTGAGAAAAACGCTACACGAGGATGATCCATGGCTGAAGAAACCATACAAACGGTACGCGAAGCGCTACCGATTGAAACAGCAAAAGTAGACCTGATGCGGGCCGCAGCAGGTCTGCAAATGCCTACTCTGCCTCAGTACCAAGTCGCTGGTCAGCAGCAGCTTCAACAGGAAGCTACCCGACTAGGTGCCGCAGGCATTGGCGGCTACAAGCCTTTCCTGGAAGCAGGTTCTCGCGGAATTGGCGCAGGCATGGGCACGACGGCGGAAGCCGCCGACATCCTGCGTGGCGCAGATACTCGTGGCCAGTTCGCTGCAGCACAGGCCGCAATGAATCAGGCATACCAGCCCATCCAGGAAATGGGTGGTCTGGCGCAACAGGCAGGTCAGGGCACTGGCCTGATCGCTCAAGGCATTGGTGGCCTGTATGGAGCCATGGGTCAGTATGACCCCCGCATGGCCCAGCAGTTCATGAACCCCTATCAGCAGCAGGTCATCGACGAGTCGATGCGCCAGATCAACCGCCAGGGGGACATTGCTCGCCAGGAAATGCAAGGCCAAGCTGTCCGAGCAGGCGCGTTTGGCGGCTCTCGCGAAGGCATTCAGCGTGCCGAAATGGAGCGCGGGTTGGCCGGGCAACGCAACGCGGCCATTACAAACGCTTTGGCGCAGGGCTACGGCATTGCCCAGCAGCAGGCCCAGCAGGCTTTCGAGGCACAGCAAGGCCGTCAGGGCCAGGCATCGGCTCAGATCGCCAACTTGGCTCCCATGTACGGCAATATTGCTGCCCAACAGGCCAACATTTATGGCCAGCAGTCTCAACTGGGCCAGGGCCTGGCGCAAGGTATTGGATCGCTGGCAGGCCAGCAGTTCGGTATTGGTGCACAGACTGCCTCGGGCCTCGGCTCTTTGGGCTCTCAGATCGGCAACTTGGGCGTTCAGCAAGCAGCGCTGGGTCAGACAGGTCAGCAGATGGGCATCACCGATGTCAACTTCCTGTACAACCTGGGCACAGAGCAGCAGCGGGCGGAACAGGCAAAACTGGACGCGGAACGCGCATCTGCCATGCAGACCGCCATGCAGCCGTTCCAGAAGCTGGCCTTCATGTCCGACATCTACAAGGGCGCTCCGTCCTCGCAGATGGCCCTGAGCCAGCAGGCAACTGCCACGCCAAGCCCTTTCCAACAAATTGCTGGCCTGGCCACAGGTGCCATGGGCACCGCCGCCGCTGCAAACAGAGCAGGTCTTCTGTAAGGACACGACATGAACAAAGAAATCCTCAAGCGGGCGATGTTTGCAATGCCCCTGTCCAAGGATGCTCGCAACTCGGGCATCATGGCAGGCTTCGACATGGAAGAGGAGCCAGGCGAGACGCCTGATGTGGACGAAAACGCCGACATGGAGGAAATGCCTCCGATGGCACGTACGCCCCAAAATCCTGAAATCCTGATGAACACCCTGCGCGGCGACATGCGCTCGGTGGATGCTCGCTACATGGAGCTGGCGCAGATGGTGGGTGAAGAAGCCGCCATGGAAACACCTCCTGAGGTTTTGGCCATGCTGCAGCCTCAACTGTCGGCCCAGGCCGGTGGTATCGGTGCGCTGCCCCAGGCCCAAGGCATGATGCCTCCTGGCGCGGAAGCCGCTGCTCCCGGTCAAATGGGTGCCCCTCAACCTGCTCCGGCCATGCCTCAGGGTGGTATTTCCATGCCCCAGGGCATGGAGAGTGCGCCCCCTTTTTCCCAGGGGGCTGAGGCCCCACAAGGTTATGCCTACGGCGGCGACGTCAGCAACGCCCCCGCCATGATGCCTGGCTACTCGGATATTCCGGTGGGCTACGCGCACGGCGGATCGGTCGAACCCCCAACACATGACGGCATGCCTCCGATGCATGCTGCGATCGGTGCGTTGATCACTCCTGCCATGCGTGCAGCTCAGTTCATGGGCGACAAGGCCAGCCAGTACGGCGCGGCAGCCAACACTGCTTTGGGCCGCATGTTCATGCAGCCTTCAATGTCGCAGCCCTATTTGGAAAACCTGCGTGGCCCTGGCGGCAAGTTTGTGGCCGAGCAAGTTCAGCGCGGCGGCAACCTGATGTATCCAACCCTCACCCAGGGAATGTCTGAAAGCGCCATGCGCTTGGCTGAGCAGTACCCCCGTGCCGCTCAGATGGCTTTGCCTGTTGCAGGCATGATGGGCTTGGCGGCTGCTCCAAAAGGAGCTCCTGGCCAACCTATGGGCAGTGAGCTGGCCAGCCAGATTCCAACAGACACCCGTGAAGAGTTGGTGGCAGCAGGCCAGCGCCCTGTCAGCATGTCCCTGGACATGGGGGCTGGCACGCAACAGCGCCCCGGCGAACCTGCCATGCCTATTCCCATGGCTGCCCCGATGGCCGTCTCTGCTCCGGCTGCTGTGGCACCAGAAACCGCTCCTGCTGAAGCCGCTCCAACCGATGAGTTGGGGGATTTCATCCGAAGCCGTTTGGAAGCTGCGCCTAAGAAAGAAGAAGGCGTTGCTGGAGCCATCAAGGAAGCGGTCAAGGAAAAGACCAAGATGGCGCGGATCAAGGAGGCGCAAGCCGAATACGCCCCCCTGTATCAGGAACTCTTGGGCGGCGACAAAGAGTCGGCCAAGACCAACGCACTGCTGCTTCTGGCCGAAGCTGGGTTCAAGCTGGCAGGTACTGCCAAGCCCACTTTTGCCATGGCGCTGGGCGAGGCCATGGCCGGTGTGCCAAAGGGTTTTGCTGCCATTGCTGCGCAGGAGCGCGAACTGGGCCTGAAGGTCAAGACTGCTGCCTTGCAACAAGCCATCAGCGATGTGGATGCCCAGGACAAGTATGCCCAGGCGCTCAAACTGCAGATGCTCAAGGGCGACTACGACATTCTCAAGGAACAAGCCAAGCAAGGCGGCGGGGTCACCGAAGACGGCGGCATGGGCCTGCGCATCACCAAGACCAAGGGCGGATCATTTGTCGGCACTGGGATCGATGCAGAAGACCCAACCGTCAAATCGGCAGTCGGCAGCCGTTTCACGCTGCGCGACACTGACAACCCGTACGTCGAGAACCGTGGCCAGGCCCCAACGACTGTGGAAACAGACAAAAGCGAGCGCGTCAAGCTGGGCAGCACATTGCGCTCGCTGGACAATAGTCTGTCCACGCTGGACAACCTCAAGAGCGTCTACACCAGTGCCTATGGCCCCGGCGCGTGGTTCTCGGACAAGGTCAACAACCTGCTGGTTCCTGTCGATCCAACAGGGCTGGTCAAACCCAACTTTGACACAGCCGATGCCGCTACCCGCATCAGCACTGGCATGAACTCGGTGCTGAAGAACATCGCTTCGGCCAACGACGGTGGCCGAGTCGCGGTGCAGGAACAGGAATGGGCACGTGATACCGCCAAGGGAATCTCTGACCCAGTCAAGTTCTTTGCTGACAAGGAACTTGCCGCCAAACAATTCGGCAGTATGGAAGCCATGCTGCGCAACGCTCGTCAGCAGGTCCTCACTCAATTGGGCTACGAGAAGAACGACTACGTCATGCGGACCCCGAACACTGGGACGCAGAACGACCCATTCCAGGTCCCGACCGATCCAGCACAGCAGCAGTCCATGTTCACCTTCTTGGGCAGCACAGTGGGCAAGCTCCAAGACCCGCGGGCCGTGGTGTATTTGCGTCTGCCCAATGGTAAAGTCGATGCATTCAACCCAACTCAACTGCGAGCTCTGATCAAATAATGCCTACGCTGACCAATGCCCGTGGAGAGGTTGTCGACCTGACAACCGGTGAAGTTGTTGGCCGCACCGAGGAGGCTCCCACGGAGCTCGAACCTCGCAAGGCAGGCGTAGAAATGCCTGCGCCTGAGGGCAAGACTGCCCAAGGCCTGATCAACAACTTCTCCTGGGGCTTCAACAGCGCTTTGTTCGCTGCCCCTGACTTTGTGGCCAAGAAGATTGGCCAGGGCTTGGGCATGCAGGAAGATCAGGTGGCCACGCTGGCCAAGTTCTTCAACAAAGGCGAACGGGCCCCGGTCAACGCAGCAGAGCGCTACAGCCGCGCAGTGGGCGAAGGTGTTGGGGGCACGCTGCCCTTTACCGGCATCTTGGCCTATGCGGCCAAGGCTGCACCCATGGTCAAGGCTGCCGAGCCGGGGGCCGGGGTTCTGAAGTCGATTGCCAACAGCGCCATCCAGTACGCACAGAAGAGCCCTGTGGCCGCTGCTGCCACGGACATTGCTTTTGGTGCAGGTTACGAGGGCCTGCGCCAGGCGGTGGAAGAGAATGTTGACGACACCAACCCGTACAAAGGCTTGTACAAGGACCTGCTGCCCGCCGCCGCGTTCATGGGCCTGCCCTTGGCTGCCGCGAGCCTGCCCAGCGTCAAGGCTGCTGGCTGGACGATCGACAAGATCAAGGGTGCATCTGCTGGCCTGGGCAGTGTCGAGAAGGAAGCGATTGCAAGTCTGCCAAAGGGCTACCGCCTGCCTTTGGTCAACATCATCCCCAACGTCCTGGTCAAGCGTGCTGAGAGCAAGCTGGCGCAGGTCTTCGGCCCCATCAACGAGAGCCCCGAGGCTCAGCAGGCGCTCAAGCAATTGGAAGCCGCGTTGAGCGATCCGCGGATCGCGGAAGCCGGGTTCATGTTCGATGTGTCCGAGCGCACCATGTACAACCCCCTGCTCAAGCGCAAGGCGGAACTGCTCGAGCAGCTCGGCCCCAAGGAACTGGAGTCGGTCAAGGCGCGTATCAACGAAAACCAGCAAAAGCTCACCAGCCTGTTCGATTCCTTCTCGCCTGAGACCCGCAAGCCGATCGAAGAGGCCTTCATGGCTGCCCAGCAAGAGCGCCAGAACATGTTTGAGGGCTTGCTGCGCCAGAAGAAGGATTTGACTGACGCTGAAGTAGCCGCCATCTCCGAGCGCCTAGGTCCACAGAACCTGGACATGCTCAACAACGAGCTGCGCGGAGTCTTGATGGCCGACATGGAAGCAGACTTTGGCATGCGCCAGAAGATTCTGTCCAAGCTGGGCATGAAGCGTGCAGTCAACCCTGATGGCACCCTGGCCGATACCCGGTTCCGTGAAGGCCCCGACGCAGGCAAGTCCCTGCCGCAGTTCCCTGCCTACGACATTGAGCAGGCAGCGCGTGATCTGGTGGCCAAATACACCCCGGCCCGCGCAACGGGAGCCAAGGGTGGCCCCATGCCTGAGCCGATCAAGATGCTGCAGAACATGGTGCAGGCCACCGACAAGGCTCGCCAAGAAGCATTGAAGCAGGCCACCGAATCGCTGATCAACCAGCGCGTGAATGAGCAGCTTGCTGGCTATCCGCTGGACGAAGCACTGCGTGAGCAGACCGTGGCCAACGTGCGTGCCCTGATCACTCCCTCTGGTGCCAAGGGCAAGAAGGCTGCGGACGAATTGGCTCGCCAGATGACTTTGCAGAAGGCTGCGGGTATCGAGACCAAGGGCGGGGCCAAGGGCGAAGTGGCGGTATCCACCGGCATTCCTGGCCGTCCGATCTACGTCAATCCCACGCAAATCCAAAATGATGCCGAGATGATCGCCCGCAACGGCACCAACATCGACATCAACGTCCCCGAAGCACTGGACCTGCTGGCTGCCGCACAGCGCTCGCGCCACGATGCAGTCAACTCGTTCAACAGCTCACTGATGTCGGGCCGCGGAACGCGGATCGCGGACGCGCAACTGAAGCTCGATCGCGGCAACGCAGGCTACAAGGACATCGAGGACCTGGTCCTCAGCGCAGTGCCCAAGGTCAGCAAAGAGTACGATGCCATGAAGATGGCGCTGGACGACTACAACGCAGGCTTCGAGCAGCGTCTGCCGCTGCTGATGACTTCGCAGAAGGCCGGTGGCCGTGAGTTCCTGCTGCCCAACGAGGACTTGCTGCGCACCGCGTTCAAGACTGCGGACAATCTGCGCCAGATCACCAACACGCTGGGCAACAACCCCGCCAAAGATGACCTGCTGACCAAGGGCGCAATCGACTGGCTGCGCTCCAAGGGTGCTGTCACGACAGAAGGTCTGGTCGATCCCAAGAAGATTCGCAGCATCCTGGACAACAACAAAAACATTGTTGAAGCCCTGCCCGGCAATATCCAGCAGCGCCTGCGGGATGAAGTGGCCAACGCCGATGATTTTGCCAAGCGGATGGGCGAGATTGATCGCCGCCGTGTGGAAGCCACCAACAACGAGCTCGACACCCTGTTGGCCAAGGCCAGCCGCCCCGATGCTGATCCCCAACAAATCCTGACGGCTGCCTTGCGCGATCCAGCCACCATGCGCGTGCTGGTGGACCAAATTGGCAAGGACCCTGAGAGCCTGGCTGCCCTGCGCCGCAAGGTTTGGGACCTGTCCACAAGCGGTGCCCAGGGCGGCGGGGCACTGGAGTCATTCCTCAAGAACAATGAGAAGTCCCTGAACGTCCTGTTCAAGAACACCTCGCACCTGAACGACCTGAAGACCCTGGCGGACATCCAGCGCCGGGTCAATGCGTTCGCAGACATCACGGGCCAGATTCCTGCCTTTGATTCGCTGGACGAGTCGATGAAGCGGCTGTTTGGCTCGGGCATTCAGTTCTTGACCACCACGATGCGTGAAGCAGCAGTGGGCCGTATCAATCCAAGCACTGGCTTGTTGGCACTCGCTCTGCGCCTGACCGGCAGCATTGAGAACCAGTTGTACCAGCGCATCTTCACCAAGGCACTGGAAGACCCCAACTTCGCCAAGTCGATCACGCACATGAGCACACCAGCAGAGGCCAAGAAGGTCGCTGGCATGCTGCAAGACATCGGCATCTCGCCTACGAAGTACGTGCCCCGCGCTGCGCGGGCCACGGCCCTCGAAGCAGCCGACTTGGCCAAAGGCGAGCAGCAGTTGCCCACCGAGGCCGCACAACGGCCCGTGGTCCCCGGAACAGCCGCGCAGATGCTGCGCCAACTGCCGCCTGCACCGCAGACCCGTGGTATGCCCAACTTGCGCATGGGACCGCCGCCCGCGGCCCCCGCAGCGCCGTCATCCAACCTGATGTACCCAACGCTGTTCCCGAATGACCCAATCAGCCAGATGCTGCAGCAGCGTCAGCAACAAATAGGAGCTCCACGATGATGGAAGAACTCATTGCCACCCTGTTTGCAAGCCGGGAGTTTGCCCATCGCCGCCACTTGGCTGTGACAGGGCCAGGCAGCTACGCTGCCCATCAGGCGCTGGGATCGTTTTATGACGACATCATCGACAACGCGGACAAGATTGCTGAGGCCTACCAGGGCCGTCATGGTCTGATGGATGAAATTCCATACCTGCCATGCCCGATTGGTAAGAAATCTATCGCGGCCACTGCGACGTGGCTCGAGAAACAGATGGAGCGGATCACCGAAATCCGCTACGACGCCTGCCCAAAGACAGAAACAGCCATCCAGAATCTGATCGATGAGGCCATCGCGACATATCTGTCCACCCTCTACAAACTTCGCAACCTGGAGTGATGCCATGAAAGCAAAACCCGTCTGGGATAAAGCCCGTCCCAAGGACCTGGGCGCACCCAAGAAGCTCAGCCCTGCGAAGAAGTCTGCTGCCAAGGCAGCGGCCAAAGCCGCTGGCCGTCCCTATCCCAACTTGGTGGACAACATGCGTGCCGCCAAGAAGAAATAAGTTGCAGTTGCCGTCTACGCCTAAGGCAGGGGCTCTCCACCTCCGGCGGCACTTTGGCCCGGGTCCGGCCCCGGGCCACTTTTTGCATGTGCCTCGACCCGTCGCCACCACTGGTCGCAGTAGCCATCAAACTCCCGCCCGACCGAGACAAATTCCTGCACTGTTCCGTCCTGTGCCACCATCAGAATCACGCCCTGGTTGATGTTGGTGACGTGTCGGTGGTTGTGTGCGACAGCGTACGCAGCGAGCTGGACAAAGTAATCCTCGATCCACGCACGCTTCTTCATCTTGTTGGCCTGCTTGAAGTCAACGATGCAGGGCTCCCCCTTGTACACGCCGACGAAATCCGAGGTCCCCGCATAGCGGCCCGGGTAGATCAGCGGAACTTCCGTGCCCCACGCCTCGTCCACATGCGGAAAGAACTTCTCGATCAGCGTGTAGCCCATGCGATAGCCCTTGACCTGCAGCCACGTGCGCGGTGTCTCCAAAGGCCTGTTCAGGAGCATCCGCTCGACGACGTTGTGCATGTGCGTGCCCACTGTGGCCGCTTCGTTCTTGATTCGCTCCGCTTCCTCCACGCCAACGCGGTTGACCCAGTCATCCAGATGCGCTCGGTCCTTGGTGGCCGACAGGATGGTGGTGACGCTCGGCACAGGCAGGCCGCCATCCAATGTATAAACGCGGCCCGTGGGCAGGTCCAAACGCTGGAGCTTGGGGTAGACGAACTTGTTTCTGATCGGGACGAGCTGCATTATTTGATCCATTCCTTGAGCTCTTCTCCGAGCACTGCGTTGGCGATGTTGATCTTGTTGCGCAAGGCCTTGACGATGTGCTCGTCCACGGTCCCCGGGCTGATGAAGTCGACGTAGGTCACCTTGTTGGTCTGGCCGATGCGGTGAGCGCGGTCCTCGGACTGCAAGCGCACCTCCAGGTCGAAGTTGTTGCTGTAGTAGATCACGGTCTTGGCCGCAGTGAGCGTCAAGCCGTAGCCACCGGTGCGGGGGTTGCCGACGAAGAACCGCAGATCGTGCTCCGGGTCCTGGAAGTTGGTGACAATCTCTTGGCGCGTCTCCGCCTCAGTGTCCCCGAAATACGTGGCCACCGAAGTCATGCCGTAGGCCTCCTGCAGCGCCAGCTTGATGTTTTCAATGTCGCGGCGGTAGTTAGCCCAGATGATCACCTTGCCCTCCACCTCTTCGATCTGCGCAAGCAGTTCCTTGACGCGGTTGCTGGGGATGTCCTCCTGCCTGCCGTCGTCCAGCTTGACGTGGCCACAGCAAATCTGCTGCAGGCGCATGATCTGCGTGAGCGCGTTGTTGGTGGTCATCATCGAGCCGTCATCCAGGATGGACAGGGCCATGAGCTTCATCTGTTCGTAGTACTTCTTTTGCTCAGCGGTGAGCTCAATCTCGCGGCGCACGAACACCTTGTCGGGCAGGTCCAGGCACTCTTCCTTGGTCACGCGGAAGGCAAAGCGGTTGAGCTTCTTCTGCAGCTCATCCAAGTGCCGGTAGCCGACGATCTGCTTGAATGTGTGGGTCGGCATCTTGCGTTCGATGAGGACCGCGTACCGCGCTTGGAAGGCGTAGAAGCTGTGGTAGTTCAGGCAGTCGTTGCCCAGGAACTCGCACTGGCTGTACAGGTCCAAAGGGCTCTTGGTGACGGGCGATCCAGTGGCGATGCGGCGGTACTTGGCCTCCTTGCCGACCTTGATGATGCTCTTGGTGCGCTTGGCCCCGGGCGTCTTGATGGTGGTGCTCTCGTCGATGGCCATGAAGGCGTTGGTTACACGCAGGAAGGTGCGGGCAAACATCATGCCCTTCTCTGTGCTGAAGGCCTCGATGTTCATCACCAGCACGCGCAGATGGTCAGTGCTGGCCAGCATCTTCTCCATCTCGATCTTCTCCGCCTTGCGCGGCGTGGGCGACCAACAGGCCATGGCTAGCGGGATGTGCTCTGGCATGTGCTTCGGAATCTCGGACGTGTACCAATTGCGGTAAACGCCCTTGGGTGCTACGATGAGCATCGAGTTGATTCGGCCCTTGTCATACAGCATCGCGGCATTGTTGATGAGCATGAAGCTCTTGCCAGTGCCCATCTCTGCGAGGACCGCGACTTCCGGCACCTCCCAGAAACGCTGCAGAAAAGCAGCCTGGTGGGTGAACGGTGTGTTCTTGAAGGGGTAGTGGGTTAAAAAATAGTCCATTGCTTTCTTTCTTTCTTGAAAAAGGGTGTTGACACCCTCGGAAAGTAGTGTACACTAAATGCACGTTTAAAGAAAGGATAGCGTAAACATGCCAACCGTATATGTTGTGCAAGAGATGCCAAATCATGATCTGGCTCCTGCAATGAAGTTTGGTGAGATGAAAGTCTTGCTGCCTCAGTACACCCAGATCGCGTTCAGCACTGCACCTACAATCCGAAGCCTGCGCATCAAGCTGCGCAACTTCACAGACGCGGACTACCTGCTCTTGGCAGGTGATCCCGTAGCAATAGGCTTGGCCTGCTCTGTTGCTGCATTTTTCAACAATGGCCGTTACACAGCGCTGAAGTGGGATCGCCGCGAGCGTCTGTACATTCCCGTCAAGATTGACGTCACCCAGAAAGGAGAAAGCGATGAGTAACCTCAACACCATGTTCGAGGAGGACGCAGGTGCCCTGACCGTTAAGGACGAGGACCTGTCTTCTATTGCAGCATTGGCTAAGCGTGCCAAGATGCTGGAAAAAGAGATCGAGGAATTTGAGTCAGTCCTCAAAGAGCGCCAGGAGCAGCTTCGTAAGCTGCAAGAAGAATCCATTCCCAACATGCTCACAGAGCTGGGGATGAAGGACTTCACCATGGCGGATGGCAGCAAGATTACGGTCAAGCCGTTCTACTCTGCATCCATCAAGGAAGAGAACCGTGCACAGGCCTACGAATGGCTTCGCGACAACGGTTACGACGACATCATCAAGAACACAGTTTCCGTGCGGTTCGGTCGAGGCGAAGACCAACTGTGCGAGAACTTACTGAATCTGCTGCGTGAGCAAAACTATCCTGTTGAGCAAGCGCAGAAGATCGAAGCCCAGACCCTCAAGGCCTGGGTTCGTGAGCAGACGGAGCGCGGCACCGCGTTTCCATCAGAACTTTTTGGCGTGTACATCGGCCAAAAAGCGACCATTAAATCAGCCTAAAGGAAAATCAATCATGAGCAAGAATCAAGTTGCAGTTCAAGAGAACAAAGAATACGCAGTTGCATTGGGCAACGCATTTGAAGACGATGCCAACAGTGGCTTCGACGGCATGGGTCAGGAAGACTTTGCGCTTCCGTTCCTGCGCCTGTTGACCAACACCAGCCCAGAAGTAGGTGTGATGGATGGTGCCATGCCTGGCATGATCATGAACACCGTGACCGGCGAGCTGTACAACGGCAAAGACGGCATCAACGTGATCCCTGTGGCCTATGTGCGTCAGTACATTGAGTGGGCACCACGCGGCTCGGGCAGCGGCGCTCCAATCGCTGTGTACCCTGCCACGTCTGACATTCTGAGCCGCACGCACCGCGAACCGGGCGACAACAAGGACTACCTGGACAACGGTAACTACATCGAGAACACGGCCAACCACTATGTGATGGTCATCAACGATGCAGGCATCCCTGAACCAGCCTTGATCACCATGAAGTCCACCCAGCTCAAGAAGAGCCGCAAGTGGAACAGCATGCTGATGTCCACCAAGCTGATGGGCAAGAACGGTCCGTTCACCCCGCCCATGTACAGCCATGTCTACCGCCTGACTACACAAGCTGAGTCCAACGACAAGGGCAAGTGGTTTGGCTGGGAGATCGAAAAGGTCGGCGCTGTGGAAGACATGAACGCATACGCTGCTGCCAAGTCTTTCGCTGCACAGATCAGCTCTGGTGACGTGAAGGTCAAGCACGAGCACGCTGAAGGCGCAGCCGAATCAGGCGCTGCTCCATTCTGAGTTTAGGGGCCGCTGCCACTGGGGGTTCCCGGTGGACCGGACAGCGGCCCCGCCTTCCATAGAGAGTTGTATGACCGACATCACCAGATTAAAAGCCATATTCAGCGGACTCGACATCGCATATGGCACCTACAAAATCAAATCGGAGCGTGGCGATGGAAAGCAAGCAGGACAGGCTACGGTCGTTCGCAAGCCGCCGACAGACGACCTCTGGGTCAAACACCTTGAAGGTGTAGAGCCGTCTCTGGGCATCATCCCAATCCGTGCAGACAACACCTGCATCTGGGGCTGTATCGACATCGATCAGTACCCGCTCGACCACAAAGGCTTGGTCGAAAAAATTCAACAATTGAAGCTGCCTCTCGTCGTGTGCCGCAGCAAATCAGGAGGCGCACATGTCTTTTTATTCACAAAAGAGCCCGCGCCTGCACGCGATTACCAGACCTATCTTAAGAATGCTGCCGCGCTGCTTGGCGAGGCAGGTCGAGAGATATTCCCGAAGCAGGCCGAAATCCTCGTGGACCGAGGAGACACCGGCAACTTCCTCAACCTGCCGTACTTCGGTGGGGACTCGGGTACAAGGTATGCATTCAATGCCGACGGTTCTGCGGCGACCCTTGAGGAGTTTTATGAGCTCCATGCAGCCAATGTCCAAGACACGCCACTCGAATTCCCTGAGCCGCCTAAACAAGCGGAGAGTCCCATCAAAGATGGCCCGCCTTGCCTACAAGCTCTTTGTGCCCAAGGGTTCCCGGAAGGCACCCGCAATAATGGGCTATTCAACATTGGGGTCTATCTTAAACGTGCCCACCCGGGTGCGTGGGAAGACAAGATGGTCGAGTACAACCTCAAGTACGTTGCTCCCCCGCTGCCCAACAACGAGGTCCAGCTCATCATCAAACAGGCTGGCAAAAAAGATTATCAGTACAAGTGCAAGGACGCGCCTCTCAACAGTTTTTGTAACTCTGGACTCTGCCGCTCTCGCAAGTTCGGTATCGGGGCTCACGCCCCTGATGCGGCTCAGATAGCCAGTTTGTCCAAGTACGCCAGCGATCCACCACTGTGGTTCCTGGATGTCAACGGCAAGCGTGTAGAGCTCGAGACTGAGATGCTCTACAACCAGGCAGCCTTTCAGAAGGCCTGCCTCGAGAAGATCAACACCGTGCCGCCCACCTTGCGCAAGCAGGACTGGGAGAACCTGCTTAACGCCCTCTTGAAAGAGATGGTGGAGACAGAGCAGATCACCGTGGCCAGCGAAGACACCAGCGTGATCGGTCGCTTCATGGACCTGCTCGAAGAGTTCACGACGCACATGCAGCAGGCCCTGGCCCGCGAAGAGATGCTCATGGGCCGCCCATGGACAGATGAAGAGGAGGCGAAGACCTACTTCCGAATCAAGGACCTTGACGCGCACCTGCTGCGCAACAACTTCAAAGCCCTGACCGCGCCCAAGATGGCCCAGCGCCTGCGCGACATCGGTGGCGAGCCCATCAGCCTGTTCCTCAAGGGCCGCGCTGTGCGCTGCTGGCGCATCCCGCGCTTTGGCAAACAGGAAGCCCCATTTGATACCCATACCCAACGCACCGAAGGGAGTCCATTTTGAACATCGACACTGATATGCATGCCATTAATCTGGCCATTCAAGACGCTTTTGTCTGCGGCACAGGCGTGGTCAAAATGGTGTTAGTCAACGGCAAGTTGACCTGCGACAACGTGCCACTTGAAAACTTCTATGAGTTCGGAGAGGAACTGCAGTGGCTGGCTTCCCAGAACATCCAGGAGCCTAAGCAATGAAAAAGTGGGACGGATACGACGAGGCCATCATTGGCCCAGCCATGGTTTGGACAAAGTCTGGCGGCCAGGTGGAAGTACTGGTCTACAACGCCGAGATCATCCGCAACATCTTGATGTCGCGTGACGGCATGGACTTTGAGGGCGCACGTGAGTTCATCGAATACAACATCGAGGGCGCATACATCGGATTGGACACACCTATCCTTGTCTGGACCAACGACCTGTATAGAGTGACGGACCATGACACCGAACATTGAACGCTACACAACCACATCCGCTGGCATGGCAAATTACCAACACCAACATGAGGAGTATGGGCCGAAGATTGAAAAAGTCTTCGGCCCTCCGTAACTAGGCTCCGGAAAAACAACCTATTTGCTCAACGTCGTGGACCGGGAGCTGGAGTCAGGGGTTTCCTCTGGAAGGATTGGCTACTTTTCTTTCACCAGAAAGGCGGCCAACGAAGCGCGGGACCGTGCGCTCATCAAATTCCCGCACCTGCACCCCAAAACGGACTTCCCGTTCTTCCGCACGCTGCACAGCCTGGCCTACCATGTGCTGGCCATCAAGCCTGACCTGATCATGCAAGCGGAGCACTACCGCGAGTTCGCGGCGCAAGCTGGCATCGAAATCAAGATCAACGCTGACGATGACACCGACCTGTCCAAGCCGGACAACCCCATCCTCAATGAGATCAACCTGGCCCGCATCCGTGGCGTGGACCTGCGCCAGCACTACAACGACTCAGGCCTGGACATCGAGTGGTACCACTTCGAGTTTGTGGAGCGGACCTACCGCCACTACAAACGCAGCAAGGACCTGCTGGACTTCACCGACCTGCTGGAAATGGTGGTCAGCGAAGCGGACCGATTACCTTCACTGGAGGTTCTAATCGTGGACGAAGCGCAGGATTTATCCCGATTGCAGTGGCAACTGGTGGAAGCACTGGCTGCCAAAGCGAAACGGGTATTCCTCGCCGGGGACGACGATCAAGCAGTATTCACCTGGGCCGGGGCAGACGTCAAGAGCTTCTTGTCGTTCAATGGCACCATCAAGGTTCTGCAGCAGTCGTACCGCGTGCCGAGCACCGTGCACTTCTTGGCCAACCAGATCGTCAGCCGTATCCGCACCCGACAGGCGAAAGAATGGAAGCCTCGCGAGTTTGAGGGCCAAGTGTCCACCTATTACCGGTTTGAAGACGTGCCCGTGGACGAAGGCCAGTGGCTCATTCTGGCCAGCACCAACTACCTGCTCAACCCCGTGGGTGAATGGCTCAAGGCCAAGGGCCTGCTGTTTGATCGCAGCGGTGTTCCGAGCGTGGGCCCGACCATCCTGAAGGCCGTGATCAGTTGGGAGCGCCTGCGCAAGGGCTACGCGGTCTTTGGTGAGGATGTGGCCAACGTCTACCGGTACCTCGATTCGGATTTCGTGGCCCGCGGACATCGGAGCTTCAAGGGTGACCGCAACGAGCCCCACACATTGCAGCAGCTCCAGGACAACTTTGGCCTGCTGTCTGCGCCCATCTGGCACGAAGCGCTGGGCAAGATCGCCCACGACAAACGCGATTACCTGATCTCTGTTCTGCGCCGTGGCACCAAGCTCACGGACGGTGGCCGGATCAAGTTATCCACAATCCACGGAGCCAAGGGCGGGGAGGCGGACAACGTCTTGCTGCTCATGGACCTGTCCACAAAATTCGCCAAGGATTTCCAGAAGAACGGGGACGATGTGCATCGCCTTTTCTATGTGGGAGTTACCCGGGCGAAGCAATCACTGCACTTAGTGCTGCCCAAGTCTCGAGATAAAGGATTCATGCTATGAGAACCATGCCGCTTTTTCCGACCCCCACAGAGTGGGTCGCCCCAGAAACTTTCCCCAACTTATCCACAGCCAAGGAGATAGCAATTGACCTCGAAACATGTGATCCCAACTTGGAGTCTTTCGGTCCTGGGTGGCCTCGCGGTGACGGTTTCATTGTCGGATATGCCATTGCCGTGGAAGGCTGGTCTGGTTATTACCCTGTCGCTCACGCCGGTGGCGGTAACCTGGACAAGAGACTGGTGGAGAAATGGATCAAGGACGTCCTCGCCACCCCTGCCGACAAAATCATGCACAACGCAGCCTATGACGCCGGGTGGCTGGGTGCAAGTGGATTCACAGTCAATGGCCGCATTTTCGACACCATGCTGGCTGCCCCCTTACTTGACGAAAACAGGTTCAGTTATTCCCTCAATGCACTTGGGTTCGACTACCTCCAAGAAATCAAGAGTGAGCAGGGCCTCAAGCAGGCCGCAGCCGATTTCGGTGTCCATCCTAAAAAGGAGCTCTGGAAGCTCCCGGCCATGTACGTCGGTGAGTACGCGGAGCAAGACGCGGCGCTGACGCTCAAGCTCTGGCAGCACTTCAAGATCAAGATGCGCCAGGACGAAGTCGAGTCCATCTTTAACATCGAAACCGATGTGTTCCCCGTGCTGCTGGAGATGACCCGCAAGGGCATCCGCTTTGATCGTGAGAAGTGTGGCCTGATGATCGACCGCATGAAGGTGCGCGAGCACCAGCTCCTCAAGGAGATGAAGGAGCAAGCTGGCGTCAAGATCGACATCTGGGCTGCGCAATCCATTGCCCACGCCTTCGATCGCCTGGGCATCCAGTACAGCAAGACCGACAACGGCCTGCCTAGCTTCACCAAGCAGTTCCTGGACAACCATCCCCACCCGCTGGCCAAGATGATCATCGAGGCCCGTGAGACCAACAAGACGCACAGCACCTTTCTTCAGCCTTACATGGACTTCAGCGCCAAGACTGGCCGCATTCACCCGCACGTCAACCAGATGCGCTCGGATGACGGCGGCACGGTGACGGGCCGTCTGTCCATGGCCAACCCCAACTTGCAGCAAGTGCCTGCCCGCCATGAGATCATCGGACCGATGGTGCGTGGCCTGTTCCTGCCTGAGCAGGGGCACATGTGGGCATCGAATGACTTCTCGTCCCAAGAACCGCGCCTGCTGGTGCACTACGCCAGTCTCCTGGGCCTGCCCGGGGCCGAGACCATGGTGGACGCCTACAACAACGACCCCAACACCGACTTCCACCAGATGGTTGCGGACATGGCTGGGATCAAACGCAAGGCGGCCAAAACGATTGGCCTGGGCCTGATGTACGGCATGGGCAAAAACAAGCTCGCTGCGCAGTTGGACTTGGCGCTCACCGAAGCCGATGAGCTGATCACCCGCTTTCACCAGAATGTCCCGTTCCTCAAGGGCACTGTCAACGCGGTGATGAAGCGCATCGACCACCCGGCGGCTGGCGGCGCGATCCGCACGCTGCTGGGCCGCAAGTGCCGCTTCCCGCTGTGGGAGCCCATGGAGTGGGGCGTGAACAAAGCGCTGCCGCGTGAGCAGGCAGTGATTGAATACGGCTCACGGATCAAGCGTGCGGGCACATACAAGGGGCTCAACCGTCTGATCCAGGGGTCTGCCGCAGACCAGACCAAAGCAGCCATGGTGGCCCTGAAAAAGGCAGGCTTCGATCCAATCTTGCAAGTGCACGATGAAGTGGCGCTGTCGGTGCTGAGCAAAGATGACGCTGTCGAAGCATCCCGGATCATGGCGAACTGCGTGAAGATGGAAGTGCCCAACCGGTGTGACGTGGAAGTCGGGCCGAGCTGGGGCGAGGCGAAATAAGAAAAGGGCCCCGAGGGGCCCTTTTTACTTGACCACGTAATCGTGGAAAACAAATCCCTCTTCGGGAATCTTGTGCTTGTTGATAATGGAGTTTTTGATGGTGATGATTCGGCCATCCTTGAGCCTGCGCACATGTCCTCGCCGGGCATGAGGCTTGGGGCTGGCATGCGTTCCCCCTTGGTGCTCAGATGGCACGCGGGGCTCGACCTTCACGGTAGTCCATTCAAAGAACGGGCGCTTGCCGCGGCGAATGCGCCTGGCATTCATTGGAGCGTTGCCCGCGCATCGTGCGATTGGCGCATTTTCATTGAGCAGCACCATTGACAGCACGCGGCGTAACAGGACGATGAACACCTCCGTACCCTGCTTCGTCGCTTCTTCTCGAGTTTTCCTTATGGCAGCCAAATACTTCCCGGACACTTTTATCGTGCTGCCCTCTTCGATGTTCCCGACAGATGTCATCGTCACGCTGCCGTGGTCCCTGTCACTGTTGGTCCAAAACTGGAAAACCAGGACGTTTCCTTTGCGCTCCAGCGTTGCCACCATGGCAGTGCCCTGCCTGACTTTTCCACCAGGAAGGGCAACAGGCAGAAGAACACAGATTTTCTCAAACGGAAGTGGGAATTCTTCGTTGGGCGTGTGTCGGCTATAGGGCAGATGCCCCAGTTGCCGAGTGATCTCCTTGGCCCTTTCGTCCGTGGGCGGAGGACCGGTTGCAAAATCGATCCACACATACTCAATCGGATTGAAAGGGACCAGGGAGGCGTACTCCCTGATCATTGGGCTCATTTAAACCATCCCCTGATCTTCTGCCAAATGCTTGGCGGAGGATTGAAGTCTTCAAACAAATCGAGTTGTTGCAGGTGAAACAGGTACTCTCCCTTGCCGCGGCCCGGGAGAAGTACTGAGACAACCTGGTTGCGAGAAGCCAGATACAGGGCAGCGCGGCGCACCACAGACGACTGCATACCCGTCCATTCCGCCAACTCCGACGTCTTGCCCTTGTAGTCATGCGCCCGCAAAGCAGCGAGAACCCTGGCCCGCGCTTCTTCGGGTTTGACTTGTATCTTGTTCATCAGAACCACCCAAACCAGATGCCCGTGCCGTGAATCCAGGCAATCGGGAAGAGGAGCGCTCCGGCAACCAAGAAGCCCCAGGAAGCCGTCTTCAAGCAGACAAAAATGTGGGTGAGCCAGGACAGGACAACCCAAAGTCCCAGGCCGATAGTGAGTAAGCTGTTCATAAGTCGATTCCTTGGTAGAGCATTTCAATGCGGGTGGTTTGGTAAGACAGCATGTTGTTGAACGCGGCGAGCTGGTTGGCTAAAGAGCAGCCTCCTCCCTCCGTTCCACGCAAGCCTGATGTCATCTCAGGTGCAGGAATGCAGGCAGCCGCCAAACGGTTGTCTAGCGCATCGATGGTGCTTGACAATATGCTGAGGTTCTTCTCCAGCTCTTGCATCTCGCGGGTCACGCCGCCTTGCTGGCGCTGTTCCCCAAGCCGAGCTCCTGCGTGAATATCCTGCTGCATCCTGGCCATCTGCTTGGCGTGCGCAACCGGGTCAAACCGGGCGTCCTGTTGAGCAGGGTTGTAGTCATATTGCTGCCGCTGTTTCTCAGCCTCTGGCTGGCCGTGGTACTGGTGGTACTGGCGGTATGGGTCTTGGGGTGCGTAGTCCCCTGCAAGTGGATTGAAGCTCATCGTGCATCCCCTTGCAGGCGGTCAGCGACCAGGGTGGAGTAGCCAGCGATATCGACCCAGTGGTCCACCTTGTCGGGGTTGCCATTGATGATGCGGCCCAGCTTATGGATGATCATGTCGATCGCTTCACGCTGGTCAAAAGCCAGGGGCGTGCCGCGCTTTGCAATGTAGTTGTGCACCAAGCGCTTGAGCATCTGCATGATCTCTGCACCATCGATGAATTTGCCGTAGTCCTTGGCCCGCGAATCGAGGACCGCGTCCACGTTCGTGGCGGCAAGGCCAGCAAAGTACTTTCTCAAGCGCTCGTCTTCTTCCGCAGCCGTGCGGCTGGCCCGTCCCATCGCTGCTTCAGTCTGGGCTGCCGCCTCGTGCTCCGGTGTCGGACCAGGCGTCGGGTCTTCGGGCACCTCGTTCATCTTCCTGCGCAGCGCGTAGATGTAGCTGGCATGCACGCCAAACTTGTCAGAAGCGTCTTTGGCAGAAACATTCGGATGCTTGGCCAGATACTGGGTGATTTTCTCGGCTTTACTCATGGGGCTCTCCTATAAAAGTGCGTCTTCAACGTCCGAAACTGGACTGGTATCGGTGGCCTTTTCTTGCTTGGGGAACCGCTTTGGGTCCAATCGCTCAAAGGGCCACCAGGCCTTGAGCTCCTCTTGTGATAACGGGATGGCGCTGCTCTTAGAACAGGCGCTGCTGTTTCCAGCGTTTTGGTTTTGCTTCATGATTTCCTTCTACAACGGCTCGCGCACCTTTTGACCGGATGATGTCGGAGACGATGTCAATCGCCTTCTCCAACTCTGATACAGTGCAGGCATCCAACTGAGCATCGTGCACTTGCATCGCCAGATTGAATTGGGTGAGTTCGGGTCCGCGCAAAATAAACTTGCCAGTCTCCGCGCCACGGCGTCCCACCGCCAGTAGCGCGTCTTGCGCGGCCCGAATCTCATCTCTCCAGTCACCCCCAATCCGCATCATGGCCAGCGCCTCTGTGATGTTGAATGCGGTGATCAAAATATCAATGTCGTCTCGCGTCCCGTCGCCCGTGCGCACGCTCTCTAAGGCCGCATGGTTCTTGATCTTCAGTGTCGTCCCCGCACTGATCGACCCAACCTTCTTCATGCCACTGGTGACATGAAGCATCGTGTCCAGGATCACGCCACGTGGCCGGTATTTGCTGCGCTTTCTCATCTGATCTATCCTTTCTAGTGCCGCTAGTGTACACCAGTTACAGTAACTGGTGCAACTATTTTTATTCGGCTTCTTTCTCAGCTCTTTTGGCTTCCTCTTCTTCTCTGCCCACGTCGTCAAAGTTCTTCTTCATGTTCAGCAGCATTCTGAAGAGCTCGTTGATCGTCGTCTTGAGCTTGTCCTGGCGCTGTCTGCGTGTCTCTTCCCAGAAGGTTGAAGACACCGAGATGAAGCCCATTCTGAGCGTCAACTCCACCTGCGGGCCCTCGTCATCTTCATCGAGCTCCGGGTCGTATTCCAACTCGTTGTCTCGGACCATGTACACGACACGGTCGTAGAGGTCAGAGGCTGTCTGCGCCAGGTACTCGCCGCGCTCACGGCGAATGTCGTTGAGCTCCAGGGGTGGGATCACCACCTCGGCTTGTGCGCCGAGCTCCGTGATGATGACGTAAACGTCCTGTTCAATCTTCTGCATTGCGTTTCTTCCTTTCCAGTTGTTCCAGGACCTCGCGCCGGGGCTTTTGTTTGATGACAGGGGCCGCCACCTTGCCGTAGATGTCCTCGTACGTGACCAGGTGACCGCGCAGCGCGGCTTCCACGATCAGGCGCTTCGCACCCTCGGGCATCATGGTCTGATCGCGGGATTCGTAGTGCCCCACGTTGCCCTGGGTGATGCCCAGCATGTCGGCAAACTGCTGCTGTGTCATGCCCATGCGCAGGCGGATTTGCTTAAGTCGGTTTGGTTGCAGTGATTCGTGCATTTTTTGCTTTCTTGATGTCAATGTATTTTTTGCCGGTGCTCTTGAGGACAAAGAAGTAGTCGTCGTTGCGTTTGATCTCGTCCACGATCTCCCCATCGGGGGCTACCAGCACCCAGTGGGACTCACTTCGCTCTTTCCATTTCATTTTGCAGGCCTCGCTTTGCTGTAAACAGTGAAGGACGTGGACTTGGTCACATCGCCGTAACGCACTGCGTTGCGCGTTCCAGTGGCAGACTGCTTCCACTCTTTGTCTTGCAAGACTGATGAATCGCGGCTCGAGCGCCAATCAAAGGCGTTGCCGCGGCTCTTGACGATGTTCGTTCCTGGCCAATAGATGTTCATGTGTTGAGCTCCTTTAATTTTGATTCGATGGAATAAGCCAGCCAGTTCACCGACTTCTTTCCTTTCACCATCTCGCGTGACAAGTCATCAATCTCGCTATCTGTGAGTCCTTGCCACGGGCGCTTGGTTACCGCTGCGTGGACCGCGGCTTTACGCATAGCAGCTTCGCGCTCGATGCGGTTGAATTCTTCGTCCTCTTCGTTCATGTGACTTCCTCTGCTTTGATCAGAACGCGGATGACCGCCAGCTTGGCATCCGTGGTGCGTTGAATGGCCTCTGCAAAAGCAACAGCATCCTTGCGCGTGAAGAACGTCCAGGGCACCCCACTTGCGGTGGTGTAGAAACGGCGGCCCCGGACCTTGAGAGCCCAGCACCGTATGGTCTTCTTCATTTCTGGTCCTCAATCAGTTTGATCGCAATGCGGTACAGCACCGTGTACGGGTCTGCGCCCTGCTCCCAGGCTCCTTCCATGTCCAGCAGCGCGTCCAACTGGAATTGGGCCGAGGACCGGGTATCGGGGACCAACAGGGCCCGGGTCTCTTCTTCAGAGGCGTACGGATCGCGGCTCATGGTTTCTCCTCCAGCACAATCGCTTCCAGCTTCTTCACCGCATCGCACAAGTCGTCATGCAGGTAGTCGGGCAGCAGGCTCTTGGTACTGAACGCCCACGACTCCAGCGCGGACAGCAGCTTGATAATTTTCAGGGCTTCTTCTTTGGTCATTGGGTTTTCTCCTTTAGGTTTACAGGCACAGTCCCCGGCATCGCCATAAGGACACATGCAGATTCCACAAACTGACCTGCTCATTTCTTCTCCTTCAATATTGCGCTGATCGTTTTCCAGCACCGTTGGCACTGGTACATGTAGTGGTTGGGTGTGCGGTACTTGATACCGAAGTTGCTTGGATGCCAGTTGTGTTTGCATTCAGTCACTTCTTCTCCAGTTGGGCTTCAATCGCATCGCGCACTTGGGCAATGCGCTTCATGTACTCGATGGCTTTCTTGTTGTCTTGCAGTTGCGTGGCAACAATGGCGTTGGCCTGAATGAAGTGCAAGTCCATTAGAAATCGCTTGGCATCGCGCAGGTCATCGGCTGTCATCTCAGAAACTCCTTGATGTCTTCGTACACACCGTTGCGGGCAGGGTTGTCCGACTCGAGCTTTGTCCATCCGGCATAACGCATCTCGTTCTCAGCGCGGCTCAGAAGTTCCATGGCTCGGTCAAGCTCCTTGGCGTGTGCGTCCATCAGTTCTTTGTACGCTTCCATTTTGGCGGTAAGCCCGTCAATAATCTGGACGCAGGATTCTCTGCTGCAATGTTCTAACTTCATGATGCGTACCCCGTTACCAATACATGGTTCTTTGCTTCTTCCAATGCGCCGACAAGTTCAAGTCGGTTCTCAACCTTGGAGCACTTGATTTTGAATTGACCAGTCCCACGGTGGAACATCAGCACGATGACTGCATCGGGCTCCTCGTCAATGGCCTCGTTCAGCGTGACCTTGGCCGCAACTTTGTACTCATCAAATGTCAGTGATTTCAGTTTGCTCATTTTGTTTCTCCTCTTGCTCGGATGGCGGCTTGTAAAGCGCAGAAATCTTGGTGCGCCTTGAGCGTTGATGAGTAGTGCAGGTTGCTGTCACAATGAATCTTCCACCACTTTCGTGCAAATTCTTCACACACCTTCGCACACGCCTCTCTTTCAGCTTTCACAGCGACTTCAACACGCCCTTTGCACAATGCGTCAAAAGCATCACGCACTTCTTGTGTTACTTGTTCATAGTTGTTCATGTGTTGCTCCTTGCCAAGTCAATCAGCCGTGAAAGTTCATCTGCCCGTAGGCCCACAGACCAGCAACCCACATCGTACTTTTTCTCACCCAAGTGGTCTTGCGTGAAGCACCCACTGAGCATGGCCCATATTGCTTTGGCTTCCATGGCTTCCAAAAATTCTTCGTCGTTCATGCTTGCTCCCATTGCTGCGTGATGCTGCACCAGTAGACTTTGTCCGCCTCGGTGATGACGTGCCCTTGCACAATGTCTTCAACCTGCCCACCAAGGCGGTAATAGCCATCCGCGTCAATTGCGAACAGCGTCTCGTTGGCATCCAGCTCAACAAGCACATGGCGCTTGCCGCTTTTCAATTCCTTGCGGTGCCTTACTTTCATCTCACTTCCTTCACGCAGGTGCAGGTGTACCCGCTTGCGTCATAGCCCGTGCCTTTGCAGTAGGTGCAGTGCGGGTCAGCGGTTTGTTTGACTGGCATGAACCAGTCGAATAGTTTGTCGAGCCACTTCATTGGTTCTTCTCCCACAGCTTGGCTTCGATAGCACGGGCAAAACTTCGGTACAGAAACACATAGCCTTCTTCAAAATCATTCGCCATCGTCTCAATCTCCTCATCCGTCAGCGGCTTGCGCTGTGGTGGTGGGGATGTGTAGAGGGGGAGGCCCCTTGCATATGCAGTTGGGTCTGTTGTGACGCATTTTGCGTTTGCTGGATGCAACCACGCCACCGGCTCCTGCTGTGCTGGCTGCGTTGACTTTGCAACCTGATAACTGCGGTTTTGGGCGTCACGTAACGCAGCGTTTGCAGCAGCTTTGTGGTCAAAGTGCTCCTGCTGTGCTGGCTGCGTAGCCAGTGCTTCGTTCAGGCGCTCGATCTCAGCTTGCTGGCGGCGCAGTTCGGCGGCGGCTTGTTCGTCGATGCCTGTGTGGGTTACGCCAAGGTCATACTCGCGGTGGTAGTCCAGCTGGTTGGCCAGTCGATCGGCTTCGGTTTGTGTGGTCATAGGCTCCTGCTGTGCTGGCTGTGGGTGCTCATACAGGGCAATTGCGCCTTCATCGGTTTCAGCGCAATCTGTCCATCCAAATGGTTCGGCCTTGAAGTAACCATACGGCTGCTGCTGTGCTGGCTGCTCAGGTGTTAAGTCTTGCTTAATAGCTGGCTGCTCACGCCCACAGTTCTTGCATTTCGTTCCTGCGTACAAAGCATGTGAACAGAACTCACACCCTTGTGCTGGCTGCTCTGCCAGTGCTTCTCGGATGGCGGCAAGGGCAATCATGGACAGCTGAACAAGCTCCATGTCTTGTGTTCGTACACGCTTTAATGCATCCTCTGCCAGCTTCAGCGCCTCGTCTTTTTTGCTCATACCCCACCACCTCTCTTGGCACACGGCCAAACTGAAGACAGCACCCGGTTGACAATGGCGTCGCCTGCAAGGTGGCGCACAGACGGGTTGTCCTCCAGATACTTCTTCACCATGTCCGAGGCTTGGCCTGCGGTCAAGGTTTCTGGCGGGCAGACTGTTGCACCTTGCAGCGTGTCAGATACGCCCATCACATATCCCAGCGACAGCATCTTCTCCATCGGCGTGCCGTTCATCTGCTCCAGCAGCTTGTTGCCCGTGCGGAACTCCGCGTGTGCTGACACGGATGCCAGCATCGCCAGCACATAAATTGCTTTTTTGATCATCTGTCGCTCCTGTTCGACGGCATCAGCCGAAATTCCAAACTCGTATTGACCAGGCCATAGGGGCTGGCCGTGAATCCCTCGCCCTTGTAACAGGCGTGGCAGTAGCCCGTCGGGCTCTTGATCTCCACAGCGCACTTCTTGCAATACTTCCAAGGCGCACGCTTCGCGGACCGGGGCTTTTTGATCATCTGTCGCTCCTAGTTACTGTTCAGACCCAGCTCTTCACACAAATCACGTGACAGGAATTCACTCGCGTCACAGCCATAGTTGCGGATGTTGCCCTGGTCAAAGTGGTACTCCCACAGCGCCGACTCCAGGTCATAGGACATCTCGCCGCCGTCCTTGAACACCTGCACATCCACCGCGTGCCGGTCCAAAAGCTCCTTCATCGTGGTTTTCATGTCAGTAGTCCTTTGAATCGATGTAACGGTCAATCTCGAAGTCGTCCTGGGCTTCCCGGGCCACGTCCTCAGCCTCCCCATCCACCCACTCGTTGATTTCCTCAACGATGGAGTCATGCAAAACAGAAGCCAAATCCACGCTCGACCCAGGCAAATACGCATGCATCAACGTAAAAACCGCCGGATACGCAGGCTCGAACGCCGAACCGCGCTCCGCGGGCTCGTGCTCAAACCAGCACGTCAGCACACAATTGAGCTCAGCACAATCAAATTCAAACGACACCAGGCCGTCTTTTGTGTGGTCAGGGGTTGTCATGCAAAACTCCGGAAAAAAGAGACCAGGCGGTCGGTAAATGAAGCGCGGACCGCGGGATGGCCGATCAAAGCGGTCTGCAAGTTGTATGAATCGCGGCTCGGGGACCAGGGCTGACGAGCGTCGTACAGAAGGCCAATCTTGACCTTGCCGGTGTCGTAGGGCGTCAGAACGCGTTGAATGGGGCCAGAAGGGGCTTTAGTGGGTTGCATGGGGGCTCACCTCGGTCATGGACATATAGGCGGCTTCCAGGCCCTCCAGGTAGGCTTCCTTGGGCAGGTCGATGGCCTTGGCCATGACGGCTACCGCAGCCATCAGGGTGATCATGGCTTCGATGGGGGTGTCCGTGTCCGCAGACAGACGGGTCAGGAGCTTGCCAGCGCCCTCCATGCTGTCAGCCAACAGGGCTTGCAGGTCGATGTCATTTACGCTCATTGCTCTATCCTTTCTTGAGTTGCAGGGAGTGTAGGTGGATTATAAGCGGTGCTTGTAGTACAGCGCAAGTGCGTAAAGTGGTTTAAAACGTAGGGGTAAACCCTTGGAGAGGACCGCGGATCGGGGTTTTTGTAAGTTGAGAGTAAGGCTATATATAGTTCTGGCAGAAAAAAATGAGTTGAAAATTGAAGTGACTGGTAAAACAGACTTTTTGACGTAATAGACGTTATGATCAGAGGAGAGAAGGTACCTTACACCAAAAAAAGTAGGTGTAGAGGGGTGAAATAGGTGAAATATTCAGGGGAGCTCCGCGAGATGCTTTTTGAATTTTTTTTTTCTTGAAATAGTACGTAGACCCCTATAGGAGGACACATGGTTCCAGATCACATCCTGTTCCCGGCCACCGGCGTAAGGTTTCGATACCCGTTTGCCACCATGGCCGTGGGCGACTATTTCCTGGTCACGATCCAGGAAGTGGCCAAGAGCGCATACAACTCTGCCCGGCATCATGCCAAGGTCAACCCTGGGCGCAAGTACGAGAAGCTCCGGGTGCCCGGGGAGGGCTGGCGCATCATCCGGGTTGCCTAAGGCGGACTTGCCTGGTACACTCCGTGCAGTAGCGTACAGGAGTGCACAGATGTTTCAGATTGATTCCGGGGTAGAGATGCCCATGGGCCGGACAAAGTACCCGTTCAGCGACATGCTGTTGGGGGACTCCATCCTGTTCACGAAGTTCAAACAGGCCAACAGCGCCCGGGTGGCAGCGTTGCGCTTTGTTCGGGCGCATGCCCCTGAGCGCCGGTTCCAGTTGCGCCGGGTTGAGAACGGCTGGAGACTGTGGAGGATGGCATGACCAAGCGGGATGTCTGGAATGTGCCCCCGGTGATCGGGGATAAGGCGCAAAAACGCATGTCTGGCCAGGTTGCTCCCTTGCGCAGGCAGAAGGTGCTGAATGCCAAAGAATGGAAGTTCGTGACCGAGCTGGTCAGCGGGGATGGCCGTGTCACGATGAAGGAAGCAGCGATTCGCGCCGGGTACAAACCCACCAGCGCTTCGGTGATGGCCTGGAAACTGACAAACCCCGAGATCAACCCGCACGTGGTTTCGGCTATCCAGGCATACCGGGCAGAGCTGAACAGCAAATACAACACCTCGTATGAGCGCCACATGCGGGATTTGCAGACCATTCGGGACAAGGCCCTGGATGCTGGGGCATATGCTGCCGCCGTTCAGGCAGAGTACCGCCGGGGCCAGGCACTGGGCACAATCTATGTTGACCGCAAGGAAATCAGGCACGGCACCATCGACAGCATGAGCAAGGAAGAAGTGCAGCGCAAATTGGACGAGCTCAAAGCGCTGTATGGCGGACCGCCCCCGAGCGCCCTGATTGATGCCAGCACCGGCCAGGTGATTGAAAGTGTAGACCGTGAACGAGACCCCGCTTTTGTTTCGCCTGTGGCAGAACCTCCGCCCGATATCTTTGAACGGGACAATGACCTGGGACCCGACGATGACGACGCCTGAGGCCGCTTTTGCCACCCGCGTGCGGGATGGGCTTCGCCCTTTGGGCTTGGACACCGAGAGGATTGAAAACCGCGTGAACCTGGGCGTGTCTGACATGCTTGTGGGCGCAGGGGATCGCTTCGTCATGGTGGAGCTGAAAGCAGTTTCTCGCGGCCTGAAGGTATCGCTTCGCCCGCACCAGATCGCTTTTCTGACGCGGCACGCTGCAGCCGGTCGCCCTTGCTTTGTGCTCGTGCACTACGTGAGCACGGTTGTTCGCCCTGGCCAGATATTGCTTTTCCATGGCCGTCAGGCGATTGCCCTCGCTGAACAAGGTTTGCGCCTTGAACCCATGGCCGCCTGGCCAAGCCGGGGCATGCCCTGGCAAGAGCTTGCTGACATCTTGTCAGGGAAATCACCGATAGAATAATTTGCGCCGCTATTGTTTTGATGCTATGATAGCGGCACCGGATTAGACCGGCAACACAGAAAGGATAGGGCCATGCTGAAAACCATCGCCGTAACCGCAAACCGCAAGACCGGCCCCATCGCTGTCACGTATCGCAGCGGCACCCATGAGACTTATGGCACGTGCCCGACATCATGCAAGCTGCACCCCAAGAGCGAGACCGGCACCGCCCTGGTTGACGCTGAGTATTTGGCCGCCCTGGCTGACGCTGTGCCCCGTGGCGGTCAGGCTTGGACTTATTCGCACTTTGCGGCTGAGGCCTTACCGGCTCCAAAACCGGGCAAGACCGTTTTTAATGTGTCATGCGACACCATGGCCGAAGCTGTCCGGTCTGTAGAGCTTGGCCGCCCGGCTGTGTATGCCGCCCCAAAATCCGAAGCCGATAGCTTTCCCATGGTTCACCGCGGTGTCCGGTTTGCACAATGCCCGGCTGAGCTGTCTGACACTTTCACCTGTGCACAATGTGGCGGGGGCAAACCATTGTGCGCCCGTGGGGAGCGTGATTTTGTTGTCGTCTTTGTGGCCCATGGCAGCGGGGCCAAGAAAGTAGGTTCGGATCAGGGCGGCGGGTGCTATGCGGCCAGCGGTCCCACGGCTATCGCCTGGCACGGTACCCGCAAGAGCGGTGCGGCAAATGACGCCGAAACAATCGCCCGGTTCGCCCGTTCGCTTCCCCCTAGTTCCTTGTTGCGCCATCATGTAGCGGGGGATATTGGCAGGGAGACAATCTAATGTTTTTTGCTTTGGGTATCTTTTTACTGCTGTGGCTAATAGTTGACCTGTTTAGTGGGGATTAGCACCGCTGTTTAATTTGGGTATATAATTTATTCACCGGAATCAACCGGCAACACTGAAAGGATAGAGAAATGGCACACATGATCGACACCACCACCGGCACCGCTGCAATCGCTTACGCTGGTCAAACCCCATGGCATGGACTGGGCCAAGCTTTGAGCCCTGATGCATCAATTGAGACATGGACACGTGAGGCCGGATTAGATTACACCGTGCAAGAGAGCCCCGTTTTGTTTCAGACTGACGCGGCCACAATGCCGGAGGAATTCAAGGGCCGAAAGGTTTTGCACCGCAGCGACACCGGCGGGGCACTGGCTGTAGTGTCTGACGGTTACCGCGTGGTTCAGCCCGCTGACGTTATGGGCTTTTTTGGGAAATTGGTAGAGCTGGGCGGGTTTCAAATGGAAACCGCCGGGGTTTTGAGCCATGGCCGCCGGGTTTGGGCACTGGCCAAAGTGAATCAGGGGGCCGATATCGTAGAGGGCGACACCGTGCGGCCTTATGTTTTGCTCGGCACGTCATACGATGGCACCATGGCCACCGTGGCAAAATTTACATCGATTCGCGTGGTTTGCAATAACACCATAACCGCAGCGCTGGGCCGTGAGCATGGCGGCACCGTTCGAGTGCTGCACTCTGAGCGCTTCAACCCTGACGCTGTGCGCCTTGAGCTGGGCATTGTGGGCGACAATTGGGAGCGCTTTTTGGTCCAGTCTCGCAAGCTGTCCAAAATATCCATGACCCCGTCAGATGCTGACGCATTTGTCACCACGCTATTGGAGCCGTTGCGCACCAGTGATAAGCCACTGATTCAGACTAAGGGCTATCGCCGGATCATGGAATTATTCAGCGGCCAGCAAATCGGCGCAGATATCCCCGGCGTGCTGGGCACCCGCTGGGCCATGCTTAATGCGGTGACCGAGATGGTAGATCATGAGCGGGGCCGCTCGAATAACACCCGTATGGAGTCGGCATGGTTCGGCACTGGTGCGGTGCTGAAAAATAAGGCCCTGGAACTGCTATCCAATTAACCTATCGATTAGGGCCCGGCGATAGCCTGGCCCTATAGAGGGGAAACCATGCATTTTTTGCATAACGTGCCCGGGTTAGGTTTATAAGGGGAAACCAGGCCCCCGGTCCCCCGCGCTTTCTCCCTGAAACGTGGCGTTTTGCGCGTGATTCGCGGGCCGCGGTGCGTGATTTATGCGCCGCGGGGCCCGGTCCGGGGCTATTGCCCCGGCTATCGGTCCGCGAGGACCGATAGAAAAATTCAATTAGCCGCGGTGCGTGGTGGCCGTGCTATAATAGCGGCACTGGTGCGGGGGTCCCCGCACCGGGTAACCTGAAAGGATAGAGAAAATGAGCTGCTTTGTTGTTCCTGACTTCCATATTGATGCGCTGGTGTCGTGGGCCGTGGCAAATGATGCCGGGCCATGGGCCGGGGCTCTTGATCCGCGGGGCGTGGCCGCGGAGCTGCACCGGGCGAACTGCGCCGCGTACCGTGAGCGGTACGGGGAGAACGTGGGCGAAGAGTACCGCTACACCCACCGGCCCGAGGCAGCCGCCTTGAGCACCGCTCAGGTGCTCAAGGCGTGCGACTGTCTCGACTATCAGTGCAGCGACTGGACGGACTACCCGGGCAGTCTTGCCCAGCGTGCCGTGGATCAGATACGCCGCACGGCTATCTATGCTCTTCCCGGGTATCGGGCAGCCGCCTGGACACTCGAAGAGGTGACAGCATGAAAGCCATTGAATACACCAACAAACCCAGCGTGACCACGCTGCGTGCTGCGATTATCAAGGCCGCAAAAGCCGGGGATACTTGGGTCCAACTGACGTGGGGAGAGAACCAAATCACGGCAGAGAAAACAGATTGGGGATGGATAGGCCGGGGATGGATAGGAAAGAACGGGGGCCAAGACCTAGTGGATAAATTGACACGGGGCCCGAATGCTGTGATATAATAGTAGCACTGGGGCAGCCGCCCCAGTACAACCTAGAAAGGATAAAGATCATGACCAAAATAATCAGCATCAACGGTTCACGCTTCGCACTGCCTGAGGGCATGAGCGCTAAAGATGTCCAGGCACTGGCAGGTTTTCTGGTGACACTGACACCAGTCAGCAGCGAGTATGACTATGACACCAGCGACTACATGCTGCATCTGGCCAGTCAGGGCAACGAGGTGCGAGTGGACACGGTCCAACTGGTGGACCGTGTAGCAGCCAAGAAGCAGCACGAAGAGAGTTATGCACGCTACCGCGCCAAGCGTGACACCGAGGCGACAGCCTAACTGATAGGGGCCTAGGCCCCTATCACACCGCAGCCCGTTCGGTTGTCGCGCACGCGACAACCGATTTTCCCGAATCTTTTCCCTCTAATGGTGGTGGCGGGGGTGGGTGGGCCCGCATACCTCTACGCGTACGTATAGCTATGACTTACAGACAGGGGGAGGGGCCATAAATAGACCCACATGAATAGAGAACAGGCCTGTCCCGATTTCTGCCCCAGAATTCGTCCAAGAAAACTTGACCCCCACCCCATAAACAAGCCCCTTGTTTTTGTAAGCAACTTCGCCACAGAATTTATGAAAAATTTAAAGCATAGGGAGGGCCAAGGCTTTTTATGGCATAATGCCCTCCATGGAAAATATCAAATGCGAAGCGCTTAGGACGTTTTTTAGAGAAGAGAACGGCGTGCTGTACCGAAAAATAACCCTCTCTCACAAAGCCATAGAAGGCACTGTTGCGGGAACAAAAACATTGGACGGCTACCTTGTCGTAAAACTCTTAGGAAAAAAATACCCAGCACATTGGATTGTGTGGGCCCTAAACCGTGGAGAGTGGCCCACGCGACTTGACCATATCAACGGAGACAGAGCGGACAATCGAATTGAAAATTTAAGGGAAAGCAGCCATGCCGAGAACATGTGGAATGCCAAATCCCGCAATGGTCAAACAAGGGTAAAAGGCGTAGTATGGGAAAAGTCCAAGGAACGATACCGAGTGCGCATGCGGGTAAATGGCCAGCGCCTCTCATTCGGATATTTCAAGACTCTGGACGAGGCCCGCTCCGCGGTCCAGGCAGCCCGAACTAAACACCACGGAGAATTTGCTCGCCATGATTGATGCCCCAAAAGACGCACAAGAGGAAATGCTTCGTCTGGAGCTTCGGCTGCAGATGCTTGAAATGCATGACCGCGCAACGAGCAGCTTCATTGATTTTGCAAAATACGTGTGGCCTGAGATGTTGATCGGAGAGCACCACAAAATCATTGCCAAGGCTTTGGACCGAGTCATCTCTGGCGAATGCAAGCGCCTGATCGTGGCCATGCCCCCGCGGCACGGCAAGTCCCAGCTCGGGAGCTACTTGTTCCCGGCATACCTGATGGGCAAGCGCCCGGATGCCAAGCTGATTGTGGGATCGCACACCGCGGAACTTGCTCAGCGTTTTGGCCGGATGATCCGAAACCTTGTAGACGAAGACCGGTACAAGGAACTTTTCCCCGGCATGACTTTGTCCGCGGATTCCAAGGCGGCTGGTCGGTGGAACACGAGCCAGGGCGGCGAAGCCTTCTTCATTGGTAAGGGCGGTGCCATGACCGGGCGCGGCGGTGACATCATCATTTTGGATGACATCTTGGACGAACAGGATGCCCTGTCCGAGACGGCGATGGAGAACACGTGGGAGTGGATTACATCTGGTCCACGTCAGCGTCTACAGCCAGGCGGCGCGATGATTTTGATCAACACCCGATGGAAGACAGACGATCCTGCTGGTCGCTTCATCAAGGCGCAATCTCAGCTCAAGGCCGACCAATGGGAGGTTCTGGAGTTCCCGGCTATCTTGCCGTCTGGCAATCCGCTTTGGCCAGAGTATTGGCCGATCGAGGAATTGGAGAAAGTCAAGTTTTCCATTGGGCTGAAGAAGTGGAACGCCCAGTGGCAGCAGCAGCCCACGAACGACGAAGGCGCTGTTCTCAAACGGAACTGGTGGCGCAAGTGGACGCACGACGATCCGCCGTTCTGTGACTACATTCTGCAGACCATGGACACCGCTTACAGCAAGAAGGAAACGGCGGACTTCTCTGTCATCGCGACCTGGGGCGTGTTCACCCCGGACCACGATTCGGGGCCCAATCTCATTCTCCTGAACGTGCGCAAAGGCCGCTGGGATTTCCCTGAGCTCAAACGGGTGGCCAAAGACGAGTACCTGTATTGGAAGCCAGACAACGTCCTGATCGAAGCCAAGGCCACCGGCACGCCACTGCAGCAAGAACTTCGCCGGATCGGGGTCCCCGTCACGATGTTCTCGCCAGGTGGACGACGGCAGAATCAGGACAAGCTCAGCCGCGCCAACGCTGTGGCCCCGATGCTCGAATCGGGCATGGTTTGGTACCCTGAGGGCTTGGAGTGCTGTGAGGAGTTGGTGGAGGAGTGCGCTGCGTTTCCCAACGGCAACAACGATGACCAAGTGGACGTGACGACCATGGCGCTGCAGCGATTCCGTCAGGGCAACTTCATTGCTCTGGACACGGACGACAACGAGGAGTCGGAGCCCACGACGGGGGATGTTGAGTATTACTGAGAGCAGGACTAAAATGGCCCATCTCTTTTCAAGGACCGCGGACCATGGCCCAAGAACTCACTGACAAAATTCGCGCTGCGGCCCAGGCCAAGGGTATTGATCCTGATGTTGCTTTGCGCATTGCGCGTGCGGAAAGTGAAATGACGCCTTCTGCCAAGGCAGGCACTTCCAGTGCGGGCGGCCTGTTCCAGGTGGTCGACAAGACGTGGAAAGAGTTTGGCGGTGCGCCGGGCAAGAAGTTTGATCCTGATGAGAACATCCGTGTGGGCACGGACGTCATTGCCAAAAACACGCAAACGCTCAAGAGCTTCTTGAACCGCGATCCCCGGCCCGCGGAAATTTACGCAGCCCACTATTTCGGCCCTTCGGGCGTCAAGGGTTTCCTGTCCGCGGAACCCGGAACACCCATGGAGAAAATTTTCTCTGAGCAGGTGATCAAGGCCAACCCCAACTTGAAGGGCAAGACCACTGACCAGGTCATGGCCAGTCTCGAAAAGAAGATGGGTGGCGCTCCGGCAGCCAAGGCGGCCCCCACTGTTTCACGTGAAACACCCGGCCAGACCCCTGCTGAGAAAATGATGGAACCGGCCCTGCGCTCGGGCATGTCGGCGCAGGCTCCGACACCGGACAAAGTAGCGGGCCTCGGTGCGGGCTACCAGGCGGCGCTGGCTCTGTCGTTTCTGGCCGATACGGATGAGAAGGAAGACCGGGACGTGGACCGCGAACCGGGCGTCGCGGAGAAGTGGCTGGCTGAGCAGCCTGCTCCTTCCACCGCCTTGGCCGATGTTGGAAACATTACCATCAAATCCCCCTTTGCTTCTGCCCCTGTTCAGCAGCCTCAGGCTCTGGCAAGCGGTGGCGAAGTGGCTCATCTGGCGGGCGGCGGTTTACCGTTCACCCCCACAGCCATGGTCCGCCCCTCTGCCAAGCGGGAGCTGGATGCGATCAAGGCTCAATACGATGCCTACAACAACCAGATCACTGCGTACAACAAAGCAGCGGAAGCCTATAACGCCGGTCCGCGGTCCGCGGACTTCACTACGCCCATGCCCACTGCCCCGAGCGTGACGCCTGAGCAGTACCAAGCCAAGGGCTTGGCCGCCAAAAAAGACCTCAACAATCGCAACTTGGCTTTCCAGGTCATGGCCAACCCAGAGCAGTACGGTCTGTCGATCAACAGCTTCTTTGCAGAAGGTGGTGAAGTATCGTCTTCCCCATTTTCCCGCATCCTTGCTCGCCTAGGGATGCCCGTGGTTCCGCCTCCCGCTCCAGAGCCTGAGCCTGCTCCCCCCGTTTCTGGGTTTCTTCGTAGACTTGCGGGTCTAGGCATGCCGATGACGCCTGCTCCTGCCCCAGAGCCGGAGCCTGCTCCTCCCGTTTCCACTTTTCTTCGTAAGCTCTCGGCCTTTGGGCTACCCCTTGTTTCTTCTGCAGCGGCAACCCCCACAGCAGCAAAACCTACAACTCCTGTTGCGGCTCCTGTCGCAGCGCCAGTTGTGCCTGCGGGCCCACCGGCTGGTTACGATCGCCCCAACTATTTCCTACCCCCTGCTGGTTTGACCCCAGAGGAACATAACCGCTGGATCATGGAGCAATCGTCCAAGCCCCGGTTCGCGGATGGCGGTGAAGTGGAGGGAACGGAAATCCCCGGTACGGCCACGCCCGTGTCTAACCCCCCATTCAAACGGCCTTTTGAGTCCATGAACAGGTTCAAGGCACGCCAGGCAGCCGCAGCGGCAGCAGCCGCCCCAGCTCCGGCCACCCCTGTTGCGCCTCCCGTTGTTGTTCCTACCATTCCAGAAGGCTACAACCGCCCCAACTATTTCCTGCCCCCTGTCGGCCTGACCCCGGAAGAGCAGAACCGCTGGATCATCCAGCAGGCGTCCAACCCCCGATTCGCGGACGGTGGGGAAGTGGAAGAGCCTGGGCTGCTGTCCGTGTCGCCTTATTCCCGGGCCGTGGCCCGTGATATGTACCCCGGCCAGCAAGGTCAGTTCGATCAGCAAGACGCTGCGCGGCACATGCTGGCTGCAGGCACTCTGGCTCGCAAATATGGCCCGAACGCTGCCGAGATGCTGGGCAATTTGCATGAAATTACCACCTCTCCTGGCAAGTGGATTGGCTCCAAGCTGGGTATTTCGCAGATGCCGATCGATTACGAGCAGGATTTGCACAACAACCGTGTCGGAATTGAACTGGCCCGCCGCTCCAAGAGCCAAAAAGACCTGGAAGACCTGGTCCAGCAGATGGCGGAGCAGGCCCAAGGCGAGAAAACCGAAGGAAAAGCCTGGAAAGGCAAGCCGGTTCGCCGTGCAGACGGCGGATCAGCCGAGCCAACCCCTGAAGAAATCGCCGCAGCCAGCCGTCCGGCCACTGTCAACCCCAAAATTGCACGCCAAGGGGAGGCCGCCAGGAAACTGGCGGCCATGCGGGACGTCAATACGCTCCCCGATCCCCGTACATACGCGGCGGTAAGCGGTTTTTTGGGCACTCCGCCCGATGAACAGGGATTTTCTGCTCTGCATCCCGACATTTCCGGCATCACAACAGCCGGTCAGGCCGGTTTTGGCGCGGGAACCGCGCTCCAAGTCGCTCCTCTCGTAAGCGGAGCGATGAAAGCAGCCCGTCTTGCCCCAAGTTCGGGCGGTGGGACCAGTGCTGCAAGCCAATTAGGCGCGATCAAGGTGCCGGGAAAGGTTTCCGAGCCTATTTTTTCAGCTACCCCATCAGCAGAAGCCCCTTTTGTCGGACGTTTGGACGAAATGGTGGCCAATCTGCAGGGGCCAGTGCAAAAAGATCAGTTTTTGGGCATGCTCAAGGGCAAGATGCGCGATTACGACATTGCTCGCGCTGAATCGACGCTCGCGGACCTGCCTGGTAACGCCAAGTTGAACCCTGTTGACTTGCTTAACCGGATCAAGACGCAATACGACCCCAGCCAGTTCAAGACAACTGTCATTCCGCCAGGAAAACCAGGCGAGTTTTACCAGTCTATGGACAATCCGTACATCGGCTCGTCAAGTGACGGCCAGCCGTTGGGCGTGATCCACTTGTCTGAAGAATTGCCCCCAGGAGCGGCAGCATCGCAAGAGCGCATCAAGGAAGCAGGCCTTGCGCTCAGCCGAATTGGCACGAGCGGCCCCATATCGGCGGCTGATCCAAAGATCGCTGATGATCTGTTCAATTTTTTGCAGAACCCGGGCGTTCCCTTGTCTGATGCCACTGCGGCAAAGATGGCCGAAGTTGCTCAGGGGTTCCGTAAAGTAGCTGAATTTGATCAGGCATGGGAAGCGGCCAAGTCCAACATCATGTACCCGGCGCTAAACGCAGATTTCTGGCCGACGGTGAATAATTATGCAAAGCAACTGTCCGAGGCCCAAGGCAAGGGTTTTTATGATTCGGATGTCCAGAGTCTTGCAACGGGCATGGCCGTAAGAGATTACGCTCAAAAAGGGAACCAATGGCTGGCAGCAAACGGTGCGGCCCCCATAAACCTCCCGGATTTCACAGCAGTCAAGGATGCTGCGCTTCACATAAGCAACAATCCTGAGTTGTTGAAGGCAATCAGAGTAGGGTTTGACGATGCACGAGCAGCCAATAGAGAGGTTTTGAAGGAAGTCAAAAAAGAAGCCACTGAAGCACGCCGAATGTTCGGGGACGATACCCGTGAACTTGCGAAATACGAGGGCCAACATCCTTCCTTGAATAATCCACCAAGCCCGATTGCATTCAGCCGTTTCTCCGAGCACACCACCGAGATTCCAGGAATTGGCAAGGCCGAGGGCATTTACGTCAACGAGCTCCAATCCGACTTGCTGGATGATTTGCGCAAGCAGGGGACCAAAGGCGGCTCTACACAAAAAGACGAGGCACTGGTTGCCCAGTACCGCCGTGAGCGCAATAGGCTGGAGCAGCAGCGGGTTTTGGCACAGGAAGCAAACCAGTTGGGCGAGGCCGACCGGCTTCGCAGAGAAGCCAAGATGGCGGAAAAGAAAGCCGCTACCGTGATGGGTCGCATACTCAAAGCCGAGCGTGGAGAGGCGGGCATGTACCAACTCCCCGAATCTTTTGCAGGCATGGAGACATCGCCACAGGTTGTGCAGCAGCTCATGGTCAAGAACGCGGTCAGCGGTGCGATGCAAATGGGCAAACAGTTTGTGGCTTTCCCGGGCGCAGAGTCTGCGCAAGCACAGTTGTACGAGAAGCTCGGGCCTAACCTGAAGTCCGTGGTTAAGGACCTTGGTCCGGGATTCGAGCTGCGTGACGTGACGCTGCGTGATCCCGATGGCAAGCAGCTTATGCACAAGGCCATCGTCTGGGGCCCCGAAGCCGCTGCCCGAATCCAGAAAAAGGGCGTACCATTCAAGGATGGCGGCGCTGTTGAGCGCCAGACGGCTGATCACCGCAAATACCTGTAAGGAAACAAGATGCCAATCGAGAAAAACAACGACCTGCCCGCGGGCAATACGGATGTTGAAGTTGAGGATGTTGTGGCAGAGGACCTGCCCGACATCGAAATCACATTCGACCCTGAAGGGGGCGTTGAAGTAGCGCTGGGTGAGGAAGAAGACGACGAAGTGCCGTTTGATGCCAACCTGGCCGAGGTCCTCGATCCAGGCGTCTTGGCCCAAATCAGCTCTGAGCTCATGCCTTTGTTTGAGGCGGACCAATCATCGCGCAAGGACTGGGAAGAGCAGTACGGCAAGGGCCTGAAGCTGCTGGGCTTCACGTTTGACGAGCGTACCAAGCCATTCAAGGGCGCGGCTGCCGCAACGCACCCATTGCTGACCGAAGCCATCGTGCAATTCCAGGCGCAGGCACTCAAGGAACTGATGCCTGCCGACGGTCCTGTGCGCACGCAAGTGCTGGGCAAGGAAACACGCGAGAAACTCATGCAAGCGGACCGCGTGCGCGAGTTCATGAACTACCAAATCACCACGGTGATGGAAGAGTACACGCCTGACTTCGATCAGCTCCTGTTCTACGTAGGCTACGGCGGCTCGGCATTCAAAAAGGTCTACTACGACGAGGACAAGGGCCGCATGGTCAGCAAGCTGATCCTGCCGGACAACCTGTACATTCCCTACAACGGCTCGCCCGTCATGAGCGAGTGCCCTCGCATCACGCACGTGGTGCCAATGTCCGTCAACGATTACCGCAAGGCCGTGCTGCGCGGTCAGTACCTCGATACCGCCCAGGAACGCAGCACTGCTGACATGGGCAACAACATCATCCAGAAAGAAACCGACCGCGTCACCAAGGTTTCGCCCAACGCGGATGATGAGGAAATGGAATTGTTGGAGTTCCAGATTGACTGGGACTTGCAGGGCTTTGAGCACAAGGATGAGGACGGCGAGGCCACCGGCTTGCGCCTACCTTACATCATCACAGTGGACAAGACCTCTGCTTCGGTTGTTGGCGTGCGCCGCAACTGGAAAGAGGGCGACGAGCTGTATCGCCGCAAGCAATACTACGTGCACTACATGCTGGTGCAGGGCTTGGGCGCATATGGTTTGGGCTTCTTGCATCTGGTGGGGGGCCTGAGCCAGGCAGCCACCGCTGCGCTGCGTCAACTGCTCGATGCAGGCACGCTGGTCAACCTGCCAGCAGGCTTCAAGGCCAAGGGCGCTCGCATCATGAACGACGATGTGCCGCTGCAGCCAGGCGAGTTCCGCGACATCGATGCAGGTGGTGTGGAGTTGAGCCAGACGCTCATGCCGCTGCCCTACAAGGAGCCAAGCCAGACTCTGTTCGCGCTGCTCGGTTTCTGTGCCGATGCAGGCCGCCGTTTGGCCAGCGTCACCGACATGCAAGTGGGCGACAGCAACCAGAATGCTGCCGTGGGCACCACCATTGCGCTGCTGGAAAAAGGCGGCCAGGTCATGTCCGCGATCCACAAGCGTTTGCACTACGCGCAGAAGACTGAGTTTGCGCTGCTGGCCAAAGGCTTCGGTGAGAACCTGCCTGACGAGTACCCCTACGACGTCCCCGGCGAGACCCGCACCATCAAGTGCAAAGACTTCGATGACCGTATCGATGTGCTGCCCGTTTCTGACCCCAACATCTTCTCTGTGGCCCAGCGCATCACCATGGCGCAGACACAGCTCCAGTTGGCGCAGAGCAACCCGCAGATGCACAACATGTACGAGGCCTACCGCCGCATGTATCAGGCCATCGGCGTGCGTGACATTGACGGCATCTTGAACACACAGAATGTGGACAAGCCCAAGGACCCGGCAAGCGAAAACTCGCAGGCTCTGGACGGCTCGCCGCTCAAAGCCTTCGCTGGCCAGCAGCACGACGCCCACATCATGAACCACATCCTGTTTGGCTTGTCGCCCATGATTGGTGGCATGCCGCAAGTGGCTGTGACGCTGCAAAAGCACATCTTCGAGCACATCCGCTTGAAAGCTGAAGAGGCCACAGAGGCCGAGCTGTTCCAGCAGTACGGCGTGGACCCCGATCGCATGGTCTCTGCCTTGCAGCGCGAGGCGATGATCGCCATCAAGACTGCCGAGTACTATCAGGAGGCCAAGAAGCTCCAGACAGACCTCATGGGCCCACCACCAGACGATCCATTGGTCAAGGTCAAGGAAGCCGAAATCCAGGCAAATGCCGCTGCCGACCAGGCCAAGAACCAGGTCGATCAGGCCCGCGTCCAGATCGAAGGCCAACGTGTGCAGGGCGACCAGGCTTACGACCAGGCCAAGCTCGCGCTTGAAGGACAGAAAATTCAACAGCAAGGATCACAAAATGCAGCCCAAAACAGCCAAGCCCGCGAAAACGCCCAGCTCCAAGCGTTTACCCGGTCCCAAAAAGGTGGCAACACCAACCGATAAGCCGAAGAAAACGTATGTTTATCGCAAAGATGCGTTCAATAAGGTGTTGATTACGTAACAAGAAGGTGCATAATGCACCTCAAGCCCACGGACAGGGGCCCCATCTGTCTGCTTCATTGGAATAATCCATGCTTGAATTCGCCGAGAGAACGCTGATTGCCATCAAAGGCCTTCGTCGCCAGACGGAAGAGATTTTGGTGAGCGGCAACGTGAAGGATATGGAGCAGTACAAGTTCCTGATGGGACGCCTTGAGGGCTACAAGTTTGTTGAGATGGAGGTTCAAGACCTTCTCAGCAAAAACCAAGACCAATAAGGAGTACCCATGGAAATGACTGCGTTGGAGAAGAAGTGGGCAGACGAAGCTGCTGCTCACGTGCCGTCCCTGGACGATGCTTACGACAAAGAGGGCAGCCTTGATGTCGAGAAGATCGAACAGACGGTGATGGATCGAATCCCCGCCCCTACAGGCTGGCGGATCATCATCTTGCCCTACCGAGGGGCAGAAAAAACCAAAGGTGGCATCGTGCTATCAGACCAGACCCGCCAGCGCGAGCAAGCGGCCACTGTCTGCGGCTATGTGCTGTCTGTTGGCCCACTGGCCTACGCAGACGAGGGCAAGTTCCCGACCGGCGCGTGGTGCAAGAAGGGTGATTGGATTGTCTTTGGCCGCTACGCAGGTGCACGCCTGCCGATCGACGGCGGAGAAATCCGAATCATCAATGATGATGAGGTCCTGGCCCTGATCCAGAACCCCGAAGATATCGTTCACCTGTAAGGCAAATCATGGCAAATCAAATGGACAACGAACAGTTGGAGTTCGACCTGGGAGCCGATGAAAAGGCAGCCACGGTCACCTTTGACAACGACGCCGATGGCAACGAGGAAGCGGGCAAGGTAAGCAGCCAGCCTGAACAATCTGCTGCCGCTTCTGAGCAGAAAGAGTCATCGGCGCAAGCTGATGAGCTAGGCTCCGTCAACGAAGCAGTGCAAAAGCGCATTGCCAAGCTGACCGCCAAGATGCGTGAGGCCGAGCGCCGTGAGCAGGCCGCCGTGGAATACGCCAAGGGCTTGCAGAGCCAGGCGCAGCAGTTGCAGCAAAAGCTGGTGCATACCGACTACAGCCGCTTGAACGAGGCCAAGGCCCGGATGGAGACGCAGCAAACTGCACTGCGCCAGATTATCCAAAAGGCCCGCGAAGAAGGCGACATCAACACCGAGATGGAAGCCCAGGAGCGTCTGACTGGGCTGCTCCAGGAAAAGACTCAGGTTTCGCAATGGCTCCAACAGCAAGAAGTTGCACGTCAGCAGCCTGCGCAGCAAGAAGTCCCTCAGGCCCGCCAGCGCCAGGTTCAGCAGCCTGCCCCTGACGAACGCGCAGAGGAGTGGGCCGCCAAGAACGAATGGTTTGGCCAGAACCGCGTGATGACTTATGCGGCATGGGGCATCCATCAAGACTTGATCGAGCGTGAGGGTATTGACCCCCAATCTGACGAGTACTATACTGAATTGAATCGAAGAATTCGGGACGAGTTCCCGCGTCACTTCGCTGGCGAGCAATCGTCTAACCAATCCACCAGACAACAGCGTTCCGCGCCTGCTGTTGCCCCTGCATCCCGGAGTTCCGGAATAAATAGTGCGCGCCGAACTGTCCGGTTATCGCCGAGTCAGGTTGCTATTGCAAAAAAACTGGGTGTACCTCTCGAAGAGTATGCCAAGTACGTTAAGGAGTAAGTCATGAGCGAAAAAATCACTATCGACCGAGCCAGCCGTTCCGCCGAAAGCCGGGACAAAGAAACTCGTCGCAAGCCATGGCGTCCACCTTCGCGCTTGGATGCACCACCTGCCCCCGAAGGTTTCAAGTACCGTTGGATTCGCGCTGAAGTCAACGGGAACCTCGACAACCAGAACGTGTACAGCAAGCTGCGTGAGGGATACGAACTTGTTCGCCCCGAAAATATTCCTGAGGAATACCGCGCAACGCTGCCCACAATGGACGACGGCAAACACGCTGGCGTGATCTCTGTTGGCGGACTCTTGCTTGCCAAGATTCCCGACGAGACAGTTGAGGAACGGAACGCCTACTTCCGCCAGAGGGCACAGGAACAGTTGCATGCTGTGGACAACGAGATGATGCGTGAGAACGCACACTCTTCAATGCGAATCCAATCACCAGAGCGGAGTTCGCGCACAACATTCCGTCAGCCTCAACAAAGCTGATAACTTCAATCCTGTAGGAGATTCAAATGGCAAACGTCAACAAGCCTTTTGGTCTGCGTCCGTCGGGTAACCTCTCTGCCACCGGTGCTCAAAAGCAATACGGTTACGAGATCGCCGACAACCAGGCCGGGGCCATTTTCCAAGGCGACCTCGTCGTTGTATACGACGGTTACATCATCAAGTACGACGCATCTGTCCACGCTGCCCCCACGGGCGTGTTCAACGGCTGCCAGTACAACGATCCAACTCGTGCCAACAAGCCGACTTGGAAGAACTACTACCCCGGTAGCATCAACATCGAAATCGGCGCAATCTATTGCGAAGTCATCGATGATCCATCTCAACTGTTCCTGGTTCAAGCCAGTGGTGCAGTGACACAGGCCAACATTGGCAAGAACGCTGACCCAACTGCCGGTACAACTGGTAGCACCGTCAACGGTATCTCCAATGGCACCTTGGATTCGGCAACTATTGCCAAAGACGCGGCGCTGACCTTCAAAATCGTTGGCCTCTATGCCGTGCCTGAGAATGAATTGGGCACAAATGCAGTGGTCGTCGTGAAACTCAACCAACACCAGTACGGTAGCGTCGGTGTTGCTTCCGCAGGAGCATAATCATGGCCATTACCCGTTCCCAACTTGTCAAAGAACTCGAGCCGGGCCTGAACGCCCTGTTTGGCCTGGAATACAAGCGCTACGAAAACGAGCACGAGGAGATTTTCTCCATCGAGACCTCGGATCGTGCGTTTGAAGAAGAAGTCATGTTGACTGGCTTCGGTTCCGCTCCGGTGAAGACCGAAGGTGCTGGCTTGGCATACGATACCGCTTTGGAATCGTTCACTGCTCGCTACACCCACGAAACCATCGCCATGGCGTTCGCGCTGACCGAAGAAGCCGTTGAGGACAACCTCTACGACCGTCTGTCGGCTCGCTACACCAAGGCTCTGGCTCGTTCCATGGCCAACACCAAGCAGGTCAAAGCTGCTTCCGTGTTGAACAATGGCTTCACTGGCGGTCAATATGCTGGCGGCGACGGCGTGGCTTTGATGGCCACTAACCACCCCACCGCACTGGGCCCCAACTTTGCCAACCGTCCGCTGGTTGCTGCTGACTTGAACGAGACATCCCTCGAGCAAGGCATCATCGACATCGCATCGTTCACCGATGAACGCGGCCTGAAGGTTGCCTTGACAGCTCGCAAGATGATCGTTCCTAAGGAACTGCAGTTCACTGCAGAACGCCTGATGAAGAGCACTCTGCGCACTGCCACTGCTGACAACGATATCAACGCGATCAAGTCCATGGGCCTGATCCCCGAAGGTTACGCTGTCAACCACTACCTGACCGACGTGGACGCCTGGTTCCTGATCACTGATGCGCCTAACGGCCTGAAGATGTTCAACCGTTCGCCCATCAAGACCGCTTTTGAAGGCGATTTTGACACCGGCAACGTGCGCTACAAGGCCCGTGAGCGTTACAGCTTCGGCTGGTCTGACCCACGTGGTATCTACGGTTCTCCTGGCGCGGCGTAAGCTCGCGGGAAACATGAAAAGGGGGCCTTGTGCCCCCTTTTCATTTGGGGTATATTGGGGCCATCCCCGGACTTTTCCGGTGTATCTGACGGCTCCGGGCCGACGACATGCAGACAGGTGCACCATAACTCGCATGTGAGGAAATCACCATGGCAAAAACTACCTTTACTGGCCCGGTCAATTCGTTGAACGGCTTTCAGCAGCCCGTCGAATACATCACTTCGGCATCCGTGTCCCCCATGACCATCAATGCGGGTGCCACATACGTTATTCTTGACGCCTCCCAAGGTGGCCCCTCTGGTGTTTTCACAATGGTTTTGCCAGAAGTGACAAGCGGCACCTTCCTGCCCGGGCAGTACCCTGCTGACGCACGTTACAACGGCATCCGTGGCCAGGTGTATAACCAGTCTAATGACACTACACACGTCCTGAAGGGTTTTGGCACACAGCCCGTCAACGAAAACGCCGCTGGCGTTGGCTTGGCCCAAGGCAAAGTGACCCAGTGGATGGGCAATGGCAACCAGTCCGCCCCTTGGCTGGCGATTGTTTCTGACCTTGCCGCAAATGCTTAATTGATCTCGGGGGCTTTGGCCCCTGTTTTAAAGGAGATTGATTATGTTTCAATTTGACGTACGGTCGAAAACGATGACCCAGACCGGTGCCACAGGCATCGGTCAGCCTCGTGCTCGTATCAAATCGATTTACTACGTGGCGGGCACCGCAGGCTCTATCTCTTTCAAAGATGGCGGCGCGAGCGGCGAAGAGAAGATTCTTCTGGCCACGCCTGCCAGCACTGCGGGGAACGGCTCCACCTATGTCCTGATTCCAGGCGATGGCGTGGTGTTCAAAGACGACCCGTATCTCACCATCACCGGTCCCTCTTCGGTGACCTTCTTCTACGGCTAAGGAGTCCATCATGGGACGTGCAGCAAAAATGGCAATCGACCAATACCAGGGTGAAGTTCAGCCTGGTGCCAACAAACAGGACATGTCCAAGGGCGGTCCCAAGCAGACTCCACGCAAGGACTACCAGAAGCCTTACGCTTCTCCGTCCCCACGTGGCGTAGGCGTGGCCCGGAACAAGCCCTGCAAGATGTACTGATCATGGCCAAGACTCCCGCTTGGCAGCGCAAAGAAGGCAAGTCCGAAAAGGGCGGCCTCAATGCCAAAGGACGCGCATCGGCAAAGGCTCAGGGCATGAACCTGAAGCCTCCCGCGCCATCCCCCAAAACCAAGGAAGCCAAAGGACGCAAAGCGTCCTTTTGTGCAAGGATGGAGGGGATGAAGTCCAAGCTCACAAGCGAGAAGACGGCCCGTGACCCGGACAGTCGCATCAACAAGAGCCTGCGGGCATGGAAGTGCTGAGTCATGGAAATGATGGTATGGAACGTAGTACTGACAGCGATTGTTGCGCTGTTGGGTTTCATCGTGAAAGAAAAGTTCGCCGAGTTGCATAGGATCAGTATTTTGCTGAACCGTACTCGCGAGGAAGTGGCACGTGATCACATCACGCGCACGGAATTTCGAGCTGACATGCAGCAGTTACTGGACCGATTTGATCGCATTGAGCGTAAGATTGACGCCATAAGGGGTGACCATGCCAGCGGTAAGTAGCAAGCAAAAGCGTTTGATGGATGCGGCGGCGCACAACCCTGCATTTGCCAAAAAAGTCGGGATTCCTGTTTCCGTTGCCAAGGATTTCAGTGAATCGAGCAAGGGCAAGAAATTTAGGAAAGGCGGTGACGCTATGAAATCGTGTGGAACTAAAAAAGGCTACGCCACTGGCGGCCTGGCGAAAAAGGGCGAGGGCATTGCCAAAAAAGGCTTTGCCAAGGGCGGTGTTGCCATGAAGGGCGTCCCAAAAGAAGGCCAGATCAGCGCTTCTGGTGCTGACATGGCAGGCCCACAAGGCAAGACCTTGAGCCAGCCCGTCAAGAAATCTGTCACTGGCGACAGCGTGCAAGTCCGCGGTGTGGGCGCAGCCCGTGCCCGTACAGCCAAAATCTACTAAGCCATGACGACATCTGGCGTCTCCTCCTACAACCTGGACTTCGATGAGATCCTCCTCGAAGCGTATGAGCGTTGCGGCCTCCAGGTTCGGGATGGCTACGATGCCAGAACAGCGCGTCGCTCGTTGAATTTGATGTTTGCAGAGTGGGCCAACCGTGGCCTGAATCTGTGGACGATCGAGCAGCGCGAAGTGGTGCTGACGGCGAATGTGCATGAGTACGACCTGCCTGCTGACACGGTAGACGCCCTGTCCGCGGTGATCCGTACGAATGCGGGCACCTCGAACCAGCAGGACATCACCATTGACCGCATCGGCAGTGCTGAATACCTGCATGTGCCCAACAAATACACTCCGTCGCGCCCAGCGCAGTACTTTGTCCAGCGTACGGTCCCGGCCAAGCTGTTCCTGTACCCTGCGCCCGATGCCTCTCAGCAGTACATCTTCCGGTACTACGCCATCCGCCGTATCCAGGAGACTGGTGCGTTCACGAACACAGCGGACATCTCTTTCCGTTTCCTGCCTTGCCTGATCGCGGGCTTGGCCTACTATCTGGCCATCAAAAAGGCCCCAGATCGCATCCAGGTTCTCAAGCAGTTCTATGAGGAAGAGTTTGCACGGGCAGCAGCCGAAGACCGTGAGCGGTCCAGCTACTTCGCCGTGCCTACCTACCGAGGAGAGTACTGATGACGGCGGGGTACGCATCAGGCAAGTTTGCGATTGCGCTGTGCGACCAATGTGGCCAGCGGTTCAAACTGAACCTGCTCATCAAGGACTGGAAGGGCTTCAAGGTTTGCTCGGAATGCTACGAGCCCAAGCATCCCCAGTTAGAGCCCAAGCGCAACATCAACGAGCCTCAGGCGTTGCATCAGCCGCGTCCTGAGCCCCGGATGGGCGTGACGGTCTACGTAGGCTTCACAGTGGACACTTCTTTTGCTAGTATCGGGATGCAGCCGATGCCGCCTGCAAAGCCTTTGGCGGCTGGAGCCATGCTTGGAACGGTGACAACGAGCATCACATGAACTACACCCAGTTGAAAGAGGCGGTAATCGCCTACACAGACAACCAGGATTCTGCGTTTGAAGCAGAGATTCCAGTGTTTGTGAAGCAGGCTGAGCAGCGCATCTACAACACGGTGCAAATTGCCAACCTCCGAAAGAACATGACCGGCACGCTCACTGCGGGCAACAAGTATCTGGCATGTCCGGGCGATTTCCTTTCGGCCTATTCTTTGGCAGTGTACCCACAGGCATCCCCCACAGCCACGGGTACTTCAGGGACTTTCACAATCACTGTGTCGAGCGCCACGGGCATCGTCCCTGGAATGTATGTCTCGGGCACAGGCATTGCCACAGGCGCGGAAGTCACCACTGTTCAGGGCAACGTAGTGGCGCTGAGTCTGGCCAACACAGGCACGGTATCGGGGACGATGCTGTTCCAGGGGGACTACACCTACTTGCTGAACAGGGATGTCAACTACATCCGCGAGGTATATCCCAACCCTGGGTATCGTGCCTTGCCGAAGTACTATGCCATCTTTGGCCCGAACAGCGATAACGTCGATGAGCTCACCTTCATCATGGGCCCCACACCAGATGCAGCCTACATGGCGGAACTGCATTTCTACTACTACCCCGAGTCGATTGTGGACGCTGAGACCACCTGGCTGGGCGACAACTTTGACAGCGTTCTGCTGTACGGCACACTGGTTGAGGCCTACACCTACATGAAGGGTGAGGCAGACCTCATGGGTATTTACGAAACCAAGTTCAAAGAGGCGCTGGCACTCTTGAAGAACCTGGGCGATGGTAAGCAGCGCGGAGATGCTTACCTGGATGGTCAACTTAAGATGCCAGTGAGGTAAGACATGATCACTGCCGGATTGACCAACAGCTTCAAAGAACAGCTACTGCTGGGTGTTCACGATTTTGACGTAGACGTGATCAAGATTGCTCTGTACACGGCGGATGCTGTGTTGGGGCCAGAAACACCTGAGTACACAACGGTTGGTGAAGTGGTGGGCGCAGGATACACGGCTGGTGGCCAGGTCCTGACCAGCGCGGTGGTTACCCGCACGGGGAACATCGCTTATGTATCTTTTGCCAATCCTGCTTGGAATGCCGCCACATTCACGACACGTGGGGCACTGATTTACAACTCATCCAAGAGCGATAAGTCGGTTGGCGTGTTGAACTTTGGTCTTGACCAGACGATGCTCAACCAGCAGTTTCAAATCCAGTTTCCACCGGATAATGCGGATAGCGCACTTATTCGCATTTCGTAAAGGAGTTTCCCATGTTCCAAGACAAAGCACATTCTGGCGATGCAGCCGCTGCAGGGCTGGTGGCAAAAACAGGCTTTGGCGAGACCGCCAAGGGTGGCGGGGTTTTTCATGTTCAATGCTTTGATAGCCAGGGCAATCTGAAATGGGAAGATCAGATGCACAATCTGGTGGTCAATGAAGGCCTGCAGGACATGAATACCCAGTACTTCAAGGGCTCAACATACACCGCGGCATTCTACTTAGGCCTGATCACAGGACCTGCTTCTGCGACAACATATGCTGCAACAGATAGTTTGGCCATCCACGGGGGATGGACTGAATTCACCAATTATTCGGGCTCCCGTAAGGCAGTTACTTTTGGTACGGCCACCAGTGCCGATCCATCAGTAATCAGCAATAGCGCTTCGCCTTCTTCGTTCTCGATCACAAGCAGTGGCGGAACAGTAGCTGGCGCGTTCTTGTGCACTGTGGCCAGCGGCACTTCTGGTATCTTGTTTTCTGAGGCCGATTTTCAGTCTCCTGGGGACCGGGTTGTTGTGGCCGGGGACACTTTGAACGTCACATACACTTTTAGCCTCGACGCGGCTTGATAGGGCTTCCCAGTGTTCGGGTTCGCACCAATTGCTGCGGCCCCACTGGGGGCCACGGGAGAGGCAGGAATAGTCTATGCCGTTTCCACCACAGATTCCATCACTGCAGTGGACTTGGCAGCGGCTCGTGTTGATTTTTTAAGCTCCTTGGCTGAATCTTCAATTGGCGCAGATTCCTTCCAGGTAGTTCCCTCGATCTTTAACGCACTTACGCTCGAACAGAACGTAGGAACCGCGGAAAACTCGGCTGCTGTTGTCTTCCGAGGAGTTTTTTCGGACACAGTAGCCACCCAGGATACGTTTGTTGCTCAAGCAGTCTTTCTTTCCGCGATAGCAGACAGTTCCGTAATTGCCGATATGCTGGCCGCGACAGCCATATTCAATGGAACTATTGCAGAAACAACAACGGCCAGTGATATTTTTGTCGGAGGCCTTTTGTATCTTGCGTCGGTACAGGAAATGGCCGCCCCCTTAGATTCTGTTTCCGCCCTTGGCGAATTGTTTTCATCTGTCAGTGACCAAACCACAGGCTCAGATGCTTTTGATGTAAATGCATCAATTGCTGTTGGTGTCAGTGCTTCAGCGGCAGGGGGCATGACTGCTTCCGTGGCTGCTTCCATTTTCAATGCAAAGGTAGATGAGGCCATAACTGCCCTGGATACCTTCTTGGCAACTGCGGCGTTTTTCGCTACCATCACCAATAGCGCAGTGGCAGCAGATCAGTTTGTTGGACGTTTTCTTTGGGAAATAATCAACGATGGGCAAGCCCCAGACTGGGCTGGAGTGAATGACACACAAGATGGGGCATGGGGTGGCGTGGTAGCCTCTCAGACAGCAACATGGGGCAGCATCAGTACTCCCTCTTCAGCTTCTTGGGGGGCCATTGATGATAGCCAAGGGTCTTCTTGGCACGTAGTGAAAACACAGGACTAAGAGGCGTACATGGCCATTATTTTAAAAGACCGAGTCAAAGTTTCTGCCCTGACCACGGGTACAGGAACTATTACGCTTGGTGCTGCGGCAAATGGCTACCAGGACTTTTCTGCAATCGGTAACGGCAATGTCACCTATTACACGATTGCATTGCAATCAGGCAATGAATGGGAAGTTGGCCAAGGCACTGCGACGCTGGTCAGTGGCACATGGTACTTGTCTCGAGACGTGGTGCTGGAATCCAGCAATGCCAATACCTTGGTAGATTTTTCAGTGGGCATTAAGGATGTATTTGTCACATACCCTGCTGAAAAAGCTATTTATGAAGAGGCGACAGGCAACGTCATTTTTAACGGCGGCCCTATCACCGTAGTTGGTACAGGTGTCACAAGCTACGCCTCGTTCTCCAACTTTTTTGCGGAGATGTTTGGGGATGTCAACACTTACGTTCAGCAGTACATTCAGAACCAGAACAGTGGGTCGGATGCATCTGCAGACTACGTCGCGCTGAATGACATCGGCACTGATTCCACCTATTACGTGGATATGGGCATGAACAGCAGCGGATTCACGTCTGCCACATTCCAAATCTACACTCCCAATTCAGGATATGTTTACTCCATCGGAGGGGGCACGACGTCCAAGATGTTTGTTGGCAGTGCCGATGACGATTTGATTCTGCATGCTGGTGGTTTTGCCACAACCAGCATTGGTTTGACAATTTCCGGGGTAGACCAGACTGTAGCTATCGCAAAAGATGCGACCGTAGGGGGCACACTCGACGTCACAGGAGCAGCATCATTTGCTGCGCCAGTCACAACCACATCTGCTTCCGTTTCCAGCCCCGCAAACAATGAGTTTGTCACCAAGTCGTATGTGGACACCGCCACGTCGACAGGCATCCACATTCATGCACCGGTGTACGCCGAAACAAGTGCTGCGCTGTCCGCTGTGTACGTGCAAGGCGGCACCACATTCAACATCACCGACATCACTGGTGGGGACACCGTCGTTACCTCCACAACGCACGGGCTGTCGGTCAACGATCAAATTTGGTTGTACACCACAGCAGGCAACGGCCTGTCCATCAACACGCCATACTTCGTCTATTCGACACCGACTGGCACTTCGCTCAAACTGTCCACAACGTACGGTGGAGTGCTTCTGACTGGGTTGACCAACGCCACTGGGCTGGCGTACAACACACGCGCTAACTCGGGTGTAGGCTCGTATCTTGAGAGCTCGGCCAACGCGACCTTTACGATTGGCACAACCCCGCTGACAGTTGGAGATAGGATTCTGGTGTATTTGCAGCCCACAGCACTGTGGGATGGCGTGTACACAATCACCAGCCTGGGCTCTGGAAGCTCCAAGTGGAGGCTCACACGCGCCACGGATCAAAACAGGTATGCGCCACAAGACACCACAGGCTTGGGCGAAGGTGACTACTTCCTTGTCACTACCAACTCAGAGTCCTACGTTCTGACCACCTCTGGTCCGATCATTATTGGGTACACAGCGCTTGTTTATACGCTGTTCAGCTCTTCTCCTGTTTATACAGGGGGCACAAACATCGACATCTCCGGCGGCGTCATTTCATTGACAGGTACCGTTGCGGCAACGAATGGTGGCACAGGGGTCAACACTGTAGCCACAGGCGATCTGCTGTATGGTTCAGCCACAAACACATGGAGCAAGCTCGCAGCAGGTTCGGCCTACAAAGCTCTGGTGATGAACGGGGCAGGTACCAACGTCGAATGGAATGCAATTGCCCTGGACCAGGCTGGATCGGTTTCTGGGGCGCTTCCAACTGCTCATGGCGGGACGGCGATTACCTCGTACACACTGGGCGACATGCTGTATTCGTCGGCCACGAATACGCTGGCCAAGTTGGCGGGTAGCATTTCTACCACCAAAACATTTCTGACCCAAACAGGCACCGGCGCAGCTTCTGCAGCGCCCGCATGGGGCACGATTGCTGCAGCAGATGTCTCGGGCCTGGCCCCGTCTGCCACTACGGACACCACCAACGCTGCCAACATTACAAGCGGCACGCTACCAACAGCACGGCTGAGCGGCTCATATACCGGAATCACCGGTGTAGGCACGCTGGCAGCGGGTACGTGGAATGCAAGCACGATCGCTGCAATTTACGGCGGTACTGGCCAGACTTCTTATGCTGTGGGTGACCTACTCTATGCAAGTACAACAACGACCTTGGCCAAACTGCCGGATGTGCTTGTCGGAAATGCACTGATCTCTGGGGGCGTAGGTGCTGCGCCAACATGGGGTAAAGTAGGTCTCGCTACGCATGTTGACGGTACGCTTCCCGTAGCTAACGGGGGCACTGGGGCAACTGCATTGACTGGTTTCGTTTATGGCAATGGTACCGGAGCTATGACGGCATCTACCAGCATCAGCGGCGGAACTTTTTAAGGAAAACACATGACAACAGGAAATACCTCCTTACTCAAGCTGGCTCTGCCTGTTGAAGGTGAACTGGATGGGACATGGGGAACGGTGGTTAACACATCCATCACCTCATTAATTGATTCAGCAGTTGCAGGTACAGTAACGCTTAGCACAGACGCAGATGTGACGCTCACGGACACAGCACTCGTTGCCAACCAATCTCGAAGTGCTGTTTTGCTGTGGACCGCAAATGGAACAGTCACAAGAGCCATCACCGCCCCTGCACGAAGCAAGATTTATATTCTGATCAACGCTACCGCGGGCACCCAGGATGTTGTTCTTCGTGGGGCAGGGCCTACGACTGGAATCACAGTTCCTCCTGGTCGTGCAGCGCTCATCGCATGGAATGGCACTGACTTTGCTACCATCGCCAACAACATCTCTTCTGGAGGCACCTTTTAATGGCACAGACTGGCTACACCCCAATTCAGCTCTACAGTAGCACCACACCGTCTGCTGCCCCAGTAGCAGGTTCTTTGGCGCAAGGCGAACTTGCCATTAACGTCACCGACGGCAAGCTGTTCTACAAAGATAACGCCAATGCCGTTCAGACAATCGCCTACAAGAATGTCCCTATCAGCACACTGTCTGGAGCAGGCACAGATGTCCTGACTGCCTTGGGTGTCAACGTAGGCACCGCAGGAGCCTTTGTGGTCAATGGCGGAGCACTCGGTACGCCATCATCTGGGACATTGACAAATGCAACAGGATTGCCTGTCTCCACGGGCATATCCGGACTTGGAACAAGCGTTTCAACGGCCCTTGCGGTCAACGTAGGAACAGCCGGGGCTTTTGTTGTAAACGGTGGAGCGCTTGGCACCCCCTCCTCTGGCACGTTGACAAACGCCACTGGTCTTCCAATTTCTACCGGAGTATCCGGTTTGGGCACAGGTGTTGCCACAGCGCTTGGCAACAATGCCAATGCGGCTTCTGGCCCAGTCACTGGAACAGGGACAGCTACTCTTCAAAACAAACGGATCGACCCGCGTGTTTTAAGCACTACATCCTCCGCCGTTGCCGTCACTCCTGACATCAGCGCGTATGACATTTATGCATGGACAGCGCAGGCAGCCACGCTCACAATCAACGCCCCAATCGGTACCCCCTTGGATGGGGACAAGCTGGTATTTCGCATTTTGGATAACGGCGTATCACAGACATTGAGCTGGAACGGCACCTTTACTGCAGTTGGCGTAACCATTCCCACAGCCACAACTGCAGGGAAGATGACATATGTCGGCTGTATCTACAACACCGCCAATACCCGCTGGGATGTGATTGCAGTTACTACACAGGCATGAGGACTAACATGAAAATTGATTTCCAGTTTCAAACAGAATACGGGCTGTTTTCTGACGCTTTGTATTTTGAAGATGACATCTTGCCAAGCGAGGATGTGATTGAGGCTATGAAGCAAGAGCGTTTGAAAAACTGGATTAGTTTTGTCACAACACCAACCGAATATGGTAGTGATACACAGCCGATCGAGGAATAATATATGGTTGCCAAATACCGCATAGGTGGTGGAACTGCAAATTTCACCGATAACACAAAATGGTCGCTGTCCTCAGGAGGAGCAAATAACACAACTGCTCCAACCTCAGCGGACGACGCATTTTTAGATGCCAATTCAGGCGCAGGCACAATTACAGTATCTACTGGCACCGCAGCTAAGTCTTTGACATGCACTGGTTTTACTGGAACTTTAGCTGGAGCATCCAACGCAACCGTAAATTTATATGGAAATTTAGTTTTAAGTACCGGAATGACTCTTACATTTCAAGGGTATTTTCGATTTAACGCTAGTGGCTCTATAAATACTGTTGGAAAAACAATTGGATTACTAGATGTAGTTGGGTCGGGCGTAACATTGACTCTTGCGAGCGCAGTCACATGCAGTGACGGTATATTAGTAAGAGGTGGGACATTAAATACAAGCGCCTCTAACTACGCTCTTTCTTGTTCATATCTTACATCCACTGGCTCAAGCACAATTACACTAAATGGTTCTACTGTAACATGCACATACGGAATTAGTAACGCTGCAGCATGGTCTGTATCTTCTACTACTACAATTAACTCAGGGACTTCCACAATCTCCTTAACTGGAGCGGTTGCTCTTTTTGATGGTGGAGGTAAAACCTATAATAGAGTGACAACTTCGGCCACAACGCAACTGGGTGTCAGAGATGCGGGCAATACGTTTACCAACCTAACTTTGACGTCACCCACTGCAACTGGAACAACATTTCACCGGTTTTTTGGCAATCAGACAATAGGTACTTTAATCGCGTCGGGCACCAGCATAACCCAGCGCATAGGTATCTATGGCTCTGCGGGTAGCTGGACTATTCCTTTGATTGGCTCGGTAACACTTACAGTCACCACTTGGACAACAAAGTCGGACATTGATTTTTCAGGGATTACTGCTTCGGGAGCCGCATGGTCTGGCACACGTCTTGGAGATGCTGAAGGCAATTCAAATATCACATTTCCTACACCAAAGACCGTATATTGGAACCTTGCGGGCACTAATGATGTCACTGCTACTGGATGGGCAACTACGAGCGGTGGCACCCCTGCGGCAAACAACTTTCCACTTCCACAAGATACTATAATTTTTGATAATAGCAGTGCGGGTACACAGGTAAATATCGTTGCCGGATTTAATTACGGAACAGTTGACTCCTCCGCCAGATCAACGGCGCTCGCCCTCACGCTAAATGGGACATTTTATGTGCTTGGCAATTGGAGTAATGGATCAGGCCTTACAATTACTGCAACAGGCGGCAATTTAGCCTTTAATAGCAGAAATTCACGAACACTCAAATCTGCCGGGAAGTTCCCTACTAGCAATAATATTAGTATAGTGGGAGGTGGAACACTTCTCTTGCTCGATAATCTTAGCACAGTAGGTAATTTTACTCTTCAATATGGCACCCTTAATGCTGATGGATATTCTGTCCAAACATTTCGTTTTCTTATACAAGGAGGCGCCGCTTCAAAAACCTTAGCGTTTGGCACTGGAGGGGTTTGGACAATAGACGCTTCCGGTTCCTCTGCTTGGAATACGTCAGCAGGGTCAGTTATAACCATAACAGGGTCTGTTAGAGTCGACATGACCAGCGCATCTGCAAAAACATTTGGAGGTTTAAGCCTTAATTATTCCGGCATGACGCTTAATCAAGCAGGTGCGGGAACGCTGACAGTTACTGGATCAAACACTTTCGCTAACATTACCAACACCTACGCCGCAACAGGTGCAACAACAATTTCCCTTACGGCGGGAACAACACAAACTGTTTCCAGCTTCACGGCATCTGGGGCTCCCGGTAAATTGTTGACGCTGCAGAGCACAACACCCGGGACAAGGGCAACTCTGTCTGATGCAAGTGGCGCAATTAATGTCAGCTACCTCAACATCAAAGACATTGCGGCTACTGGCGGCGCATCATGGACTGCCACAGACTCAATTGACGGGGGGAATAACACGGGGTGGGTATTCCAGGTCGGGTCTTCTGGAAATTTCTTGTTCTTCTTTGGTTAGGATAACAAATGAACTGGTCAGATGTTTTAAAGGCGGTCATACCGGTCATCGTGGCCTCGCTTGCTTGGCTGCTGGGGCAGGTCGCTGACTTCTCCACGCGCCTGACTAAGATCGAGGGCGCGATGCCTGCGCTGATTACCAAAGAGGGCGTGCCCACTGACAGACCGATATCTGCGGAGCGCAGAGCCATCCAGAAAGAGCAGTTGATGGCGCACATCAACGAGCTGCAAGTCAAAGTCCGCTTGCTCGAAGAGCGTGAAAAAATGGGGAGGAAATAATGTTTCCACTAACAGCACTGCTGGGCATTGGCTCCCAGCTCATCGACAAACTGATCCCGGACCCAGAGGCCAAAGCCAAGGCTCAGATGGACTTGGCCAAGATGGCGCAAGACGGTGAGCTGGCCAAGATGGCCAACGACACAGAGCTCTTCAAAACAGAGCAGGGCAACGTCACAGACCGTTGGAAATCCGACATGGGGTCTGACTCTTGGCTGTCCAAGAACATCCGGCCTATGGCCCTGATCGCCATCTTTGTGGCGTATTTCATCTTCACTGCCATGTCTGCGTTTGGTTACAACGCGCAGGAGTCCTACGTCCAGTTGCTTGGCCAGTGGGGGCAGATCATCTTCTTGGCCTACTTTGGTGGCCGTACTGTCGAAAAATTGGCAGATATGAAGGGTAAGAAATGAGAGAGAACTTTGCCGAAGCCCTGCAGGCCGTCCTCCACCATGAAGGCGGCTTCGTAAACCACCCCGCCGATCCGGGCGGCATGACCAATCTGGGCGTAACCAAGGCAGTGTGGGAAGAGTGGGTCGGCCACCCTGTGGACGAAAAAGCCATGCGAGCTTTGACTCCTGCTGCCGTGGCTCCAATGTACAAGGCCAAGTACTGGGACAAGATCAGGGGTGACGATTTGCCGACAGGTGTGGACTACGCCGTGTTTGACGCCGCCGTAAATTCCGGCCCCGGACGAGCCGCCAAGTGGTTGCAAGCCTGTGTGGGTGTAGAGCCTGACGGCGGTATTGGCCCCAAGACGCTGGCTGCCGTGGCCAAGTTTAACCCTGCCGATCTGGTGGAGGGCTATGCCAAGCGTCGCCTGTCTTTCTTGATGGATTTGCCGCATTGGGGTACATTTGGCAAGGGCTGGAGCCGCCGCGTGGCGGAGGTGCAAACCGTAGCCTCGACCATGACCGCATGAGGTAAACCGTGCCACTCAAAAAAATTCTGTTTAAACCTGGCGTAAATCGAGAAAACACCCGATACACCACGGAAGGCGGTTGGTACGAGTGCGACAAAATTCGGTTTCGTCAGGGCAACCCCGAGGTTATTGGGGGCTGGGTCCCTATTTCATCCTACACTTACCAAGGGGTCTGCCGTTCCTTGTGGAACTGGGTAACGCTAGGAGGGCAAAACCTTCTTGGCGTAGGCACTAATTTGAAGTTTTACCTCGAGCGCGGAGGGAAATACTTCGACATTACCCCGATCCGCGCTACGGCCACCTTGGGCACTGACCCTTTTTCCGCAAACGGTACAACAACCGTCACGGTTACCGCGGCTGACCATGGTTGTGTAACGGGGGACTTTGTCACATTCAGTGGTGCCACGGGCACCTATGCCAGTGAGTTGAATGCGGAATATCAAGTCACTGTGCTCAGTTCCAGCACTTACACCATCACCACTACAAGCCCTTTGGCCGCAGGGTCCTATGGTGGCTCCTCCGTGGTGGCCACCTATCAGATCAACGTGGGCCCTGCTATCCCAATTCCTATGACAGGGTGGGGGGCATCCACTTGGGGTAAGGGCCCTTGGGGCATAGGCGGAACATCCACTATCTCTTTGAGGCTTTGGAGCCAGATGAATTATGGGGAGGACCTGGTATTCAATCCCCGTAAAGGTGGTCTGTACTATTGGGATGCCACAACTGGAGTAGATACCCGTGGGGTTTTATTGAACAGCCTCGGGGGAACGGCCACCATCACCATCGCCAGCCCTGCAGTTGTGACGTCCACAGTGCCCTACACCGATGGGGCAGCCATAAAATTCAGCACCACTGGAGCGCTGCCCACGGGCATCACTGCGGGGACCACGTACTATGTCTCCGACCCAACAGGATTTACTTTTAAGCTGCTGACTGCAGCGGGAGCCGTGGTCAACACGTCCGGTTCGCAATCTGGCGTTCACACTATTATCCCGGTAGATATCCCTACGGCGGTGACTTGTTTCACCATTTCGGATTCTTCCCGATTCATCATTGCTTTTGGCTGCAATGACTATGGCCAAACAACCATCGATCCATTATTGATTCGCTGGTCTGGCCAAGAAGACCCATACAACTGGACACCAGATATCACTAATCAGGCAGGAAGTTTGCGGTTGTCGCACGGGTCAAAAATCGTCACCTCCGTGCAGGCTCGTCAAGAAATCGTGGTGTTCACAGATGCGTCTGTGTACTCACTGCAATATATCGGCACACCCTTTGTCTGGAGCAGCCAATTGCTGGGAGACAATGTTTCGATTGTCAGCCCCAACGCAGCGGTGATTGCTTCCGGCGTGGTTTTCTGGATGGGTATTGACAAGTTTTATGTCTACGATGGCCGCGTTCAGACGTTGGACTGTGATCTTCGCCGGTATGTATTCAACGATTTCAACAAACTGCAGATGGAGCAAGTGTTTGCAGGAACCAATGAAGGCTTCAACGAAGTTTGGTGGTTCTATTGTTCCAAGAACTCTACAGTTGTTGACAAATACGTGGTCTACAACTACATGGAAAAGGTCTGGTATTACGGAACGATGTCCCGCACTGCTTGGTCCGATTCGGGCCTGCGTGATTACCCACAG